TTATACGAACACTTTTGAATCTTGCAAAGCCTTTTTTTCAAAAATTTCTTCGGCTTCGTTCAGATGCGCGCGCGCCTCGTCGAACACAGCCAGATCGCCGCGCGCCAGCTTCTTGTTGTCGGACAGCACGCGACGCCAGCCACGCGCGCCCGGCATGCCGCGATACAGCCCGAGCGCGTGTCGCACGATCGCACCGAGGTAGGTGTCACGCTTCAGCTCGGCCGCGCAATACGCGATCAGTTGCGCTTCAGCCTCTTCGCGCGTCGGTACCGCTGCGGTGGATCCGTAGAAGCGCGCATCGACTTCCGCCAGCACGTACGGGTTGTGATACGCCTCGCGGCCGAGCATCACGCCGTCGACGTGCTCGAGATGCTGCGCGACTTCATCGAGCGTCGTGATACCACCGTTGATCACGATCTCCAGCGACGGAAAATCGCGCTTCAACCGATACGCATAGTCGTACTTGAGCGGCGGGATCTCGCGATTCTCCTTCGGCGACAGTCCCTTCAGGATCGCGTTGCGCGCATGCACGACGAACGTTTCGCAACCAGCCTCGGCCACCGTGCCGACGAAGTCGCGCACGAACGCGTAGTCCTCGACCGCATCGACCCCGATCCGGTGCTTGACCGTGACCGGCACCGCCACCGCATCGCGCATCGCCTTCACGCAGTCGGCCACGAGTTGCGGCTCGTTCATCAGGCATGCACCGAACGCACCGCGCTGCACGCGCTCGGACGGGCACCCGCAGTTCAGGTTGATTTCGTCGTAGCCCCACTGCTCGCCGAGCTTTGCGGCGCGCGCGAGATCGTCCCGCTCGCTGCCGCCCAGTTGCAGCGCGATCGGCGATTCGCTCGGCGTGAACGCAAGATGCCGCTGGGCATCGCCGAACAGCAGCGCGCCCGTCGTGATCATCTCCGTATACAGCCACGTATTGCGCGTCAGCGTGCGGTGGAACGACCGGCAATGGCGGTCCGTCCAGTCGAGCATCGGGGCCACCGAAACCCGCCTACCCTTTGATTTCGTTGAAAAATTCTGTTCCATCAAGCGTTTACGCCGGTTTTAGGCGTGTGTGATTCGGCGCACTTCTCAGTGGTTTTTGCTGCTTTTCGCGGGTCGGTGCTACGATGTAGCTCCGAAATTTGCCGTGTAGCACCGGGGACCATGGGAACAATCACGCCGAGAAAACGTAAGGACGGAACTATAGCGTACACCGTCCAGATTCGCCGGAAAGAGAATGGGAAGGTAGTTTACACGGAGGCGCAGACCTTCGATCGAGAGCCTGCTGCACGCGCTTGGCGTGACAAGCGCGAGAAGGAGCTTTCGATGCCAGGCGCGCTCGAGTCGGCCAAGCAGGAAGACCCGCCGCTGGCGGATGTGATCGACCGGTATGTGAGGGAGGACAAGAAGGGAATCGGCCGCACCAAGACGCAGGTGCTGAACTCGATCAAGGCCGCGCCGATCGGCGGCCGGAAGTGCTCGACGCTGAAAAGCCACGACTATGTCGATTTCGCGCGCAGCCTCGATGTGCTGCCGCAGACCGTCAGCAACTATATGTCGCACCTGGCGGCCGTGGTGCGCGTCGCGCGTCCGGCATGGGGCTATCCGCTCGACGAAAAGGAGCTCGACGACGCGATCGTCGTGCTCAGAAAACTCGGGATGACGGATCGGTCACGGAACCGCGACCGCCGGCCGACACCGGAGGAGCTCGATCGTATCCTCACCTACTACACCGAGATGGAGACGCGCGGCCGCGCCACGATCCCGATGCGCGAGATCATCGTCTATGCGATGTTCTCGACGCGCCGCCAGGAAGAAATCACGCGGATCCGGATCGAGGATTTCGAAGGCGACCGGCAGCTCGTGCGCGACATGAAGCACCCGGGCCAGAAAAAGGGAAACGACACCTGGTGCGACGTGCCACCCGAGGCTGCGCGAATCGTCGAAGCCGTGCGTCCCGCTTCCGGCCCGATCTTCCCGTACAACCACCGGTCGATCAGCGACAGCTTCACGGACGCCTGCGCGTTCCTCTCGATCGAAGACCTGAAGTTCCACGACCTACGCCATGAAGGCACGTCGCGGTTGTTCGAGATGGGCTGGAACATCCCGCACGTGGCGGCCGTAACCGGGCACCGAAGCTGGATCTCGCTGAAGCGCTACACGCATCTGCGCCATAGCGGCGACCGCTGGGCCGGGTGGAAATGGCTGGACCGCCTCGCGCCCCCGAAAATCGAAAAATCCTAGCTTTGGGCTAAAGCGACGCTACACTGTATATCCATACAGGTGCGACCTGGAAGTCGCTATCACAACCGTCTTGCCGATAGCCATCGGACAAGACCTGCTGTTCTGCCAGCAGTAGCCTACTTGGTCGTGCGTCGCTGGTAACGGCGGGGTGCGGAGCATCGAGGACAACGACCGGGGCCGCGAGGCCTAGCCCGAGCCGCGAGGCGAAGGCGACACCTGCAAGCATCGACGCGGGAGCTGGAAGGGCTCGGGTGGCACGGTTAACGGAAGTGAATTCTCGCAAGCGTCGTGAATACAGTCCAGCCAAAGATGCTGACAGGCTGAGGGCAAAAGCTACGCGATAGGGTGCACTCAGTCTGTAGTGGGTGCACGCAGAACGTGACATCGCCGGCGTAAAGAGGAAACCGTCGCCATCTTCGTTGCGATAGCGGAACAGGGTAAGCCCAATTCGTCGCCCAAACCGGGCAGGCCAACCGCAAGGAAAGCTGGTGGCGGAGTGGGTAAAGGAGGTTGGAGAAAGCGAACGCCGGGCTGTAATGGCCGGGATACGGGCTGAAACATCGTCCGACACGAAAGTGGGCAGACTTCCAACTGGTCTCTCATCACGAGATAACTTGCGTAATCTTTGAAGGCGAGAAAGCAAATGAACGGGCAGTCAACGTGTGCACTGGCCGACCAAGGCACGCTGTGGCACAGCATCGACTGGGACACGGCGCGCGCCACGGTCAAAAGAATGCAGGCACGTATCGTGAAGGCGACACAGGCCGGTCGCTGGAACAGGGTCAAGGCCCTGCAACGGCTACTGACCACCTCGTTCTACGGCAAAGCGTTAGCCGTCAAACGAGTGACGGAAAACCAAGGCAAACGTACACCGGGCGTCGACAAAGTGCTGTGGTCGACCCCGGATGAAGGGCGTCGGCTATATCGGCCTTCACATCCGCACTGTCACGCGCGCGTGCTGGACCTGCGAGCACTGGGCCGGAACGGCCGATCCCGGCGCCAGTCTCGCCTATTGCACTAACGAACGATGCTCGCCGGTGCGCTCGAATCCTCATCGGGGATGCTGCTGCTGGGTGCGCGCGACGGGACTCGATGAGCTGGACGACGAGACTTGCGACCAGCTCGCGCAGCGCTATTTCACAACCGGTGTCAGCGCGTCATAGTCGCGCTCGCACTGCTGGCCGGCGATGCGGGCTCGGTCAGCGTACTCTGCCAGCTCGCCCGCGCGCTGGTCAGCGCGGCCGAGCACGTCGGCAAGCAGATCGAGGGCGTCGCCGGCTGGCGGGCTTCCGGCGGCAGCGGCGGGATGGCGGGCGGCTGCGACGAGCTGATCGACGCGCTGCTGCAGGCTGCCAGCGGCAGCGCGAGCAGCAAAAGCATCCGCGAGCGCGGCAGTGCGTTGGTGGTTCGCATCGTTTGCGATCTCCTGTTGTGCCGCGGTGCGGCGTTGCTCTTCGGCGCGCGCTGCTGTGACGGCGTCGAGCTGCGCCTTCTGCGCGGCGGCAGCCGACGTGCGCACGCCGTCGGTATGCCCCTTGAAGTAACCGCCGGCCAGACCGACGATGGCCGCCACGATGACGGCGAGCCAGGCACGGGGATCGAACCAGGTCATTTGTGCTCCTTCGCGTGCAGTTGCTTCAGCTCGTCCGGCGAGTAAACGAAGCCCGGCAGCAGGAACGCTTGCACGCTCCAGACCGGGTCGCTTTCCTCGTGCCGGCCGTGATCCCTGCCCCGGTGATGGAGCGCGCACAGCAGCAGTTGGTTGTAGGTCGAATCGACGAACGCCTCGGGCCGCGCCGGATCGAATGCCTCCCAGTCGAAACCCTGCGTCAGCTTGATCACGTCCCAGACCGGGTGCTGAAGCGGAATCGGAACAATGCGCCGCAGCTTGTGGCTGAACATCGTGTCGCACTTGTTGAGTGCGACCTCGCGGATCCATTTCCAGTCGATCGCGTGCGAGAACGCCCACTCGAAGAACCGGTGGTGCGACTCGACGGCTTGGTCATCTCCGCACACTGCGCAGACGTACCCACCGGCCGCCTTCATCGAGCGCTTGCTCGCGCGGAACGTCGACGATTCGGTGCGCGGCTCGTGGTCGGGGTAGAACACGTCCTCGGACAGTGTGCGCCGCGTTTCATGGGTTTTCGTCGTCATAGGCCACGCTCGCAGAGTGCGCGCTCTTCCGCGCGCCGTTTCACCAGACCCGGCAGCACACGGCCGCCGGCCGTCACCCATTGCGGCCGGCCGCTATCCGCCTCGTTCAGCGCGCGGCACGCGCCCTTCCAGTCGCCGGAGTTGAACCGCTTAGCCGTCGTGCTGCCGCAGTACGCGCCCGCGCCGACGTTGTAGGCGAAGCTCACCGCGGCCGCGAGCTGGTTCGTATGCCCTTTCAGGACCGGTGTGCACTTCAAGACCGGCTCGGCATGCTCGATGAGCCGTTGCTCGAGGCGCGCTCGACATTCCTCCGGCGTGAAGCGCTGGCCGGCGTGCACGTCCTTCGTATCGCCGTTGCACGCCGTGATGATCCCGATCGGGTCCGGACGCGCGACCAGCTCGAGCCCCTCGAACTTCGGGACCATGGAAAAAAGAAGGGCCGCCGCAGCAGCCCCCACAACACCCGCCAGTGTCTTCTTCGGTACGTTAGCCATCGAGCAGTGCCCTCTTCCCTTTGTTCTTGACCAGGTAGTACGCCTGCAGCCCGATGTACGCGATCGTCGCGACGGCCACCCACCAGTTGATGTCGTGGCCGGTCAGCCACAGCCAGAAGTTGCTTCCCACCGCCGGCGCTGCCTTAGCAGCGCTCACCGCGAGATCGTTCTTCATCGAGTCCCCGAAATGAAAAAGCCGCCAGAACGGAAGGCGGCTGTCAATTGATACAGACGAAAAAAAACCGCCTTGTTGGCGGTTTAAGCGTCCCAATTCATGAAATCCGGCAACAGCAGCCGCAATCCTGAATATGCTTGTGGCGAAAGGCTACTCTCGCGAGATCGATTTTCCAGAATGAGGATGCATATTCGACTTGAAGTACTCATGCCCATACATGACAGCCAGGCGGCAAAACGTCTGTTGGATCTGGATGAGATCAACCGGGAATGATTCCGCTCGGTCAGCCGCATCGACGATCGGGGCAATGCCACGGACCATTTCTCGTTCATAGTCTGTGAGCAGGTACGGCTCAAGATCGGGAAGCGGATAGGCAGCGACCTTGATTGCCGGATTCAGCGATAGGAACGTACTGAACAGGCGTTCGACAATGAACGGCAGGAAGGGAGCTGCGTCGGTATGGTAGGTGTCACCCATTACTGCGCGCACGGCCGCGCTTTCCGCATGGCGTTCGATATGATTCGCAATGCGATTGAGCACGTCGCCGACGTAACCCTCCCAGAACGCTTCACTTCCGACCCAGAAATTCGAGTAGCAGAGCACGCGTTCATCGTGACGAGGCGTCGACGCCAGATCCCAATCGAGGCCGACGTCCGAAAGCAGATTTTGCGTGCGCTCGCACAGGCCCGGGTGATTGGCTTCGCCCTGCATCCAAACATTGTAGGAGTAGTAGCGCAGCTGCGGAAAGGGATTGATCAGGCAGACGTCGGCATCGCGATTCGCATCGGCGAATTCGATGAAGCGCTGTGCTGGAACCTGCGTCTTGAGTCCGAATTTTGGCGAGAAAATACCGGTCTTGTCAGCGTTCTTGTGATCGCCGCGCCGATAAAAATCTACCAGAATTCGGAATTCGCGCCATGCCACCGGATTGTCCGCAAGCCGAAGTGGTTTGAACGCCGGCTCAGAAAGACTCTGCCCTTGTTCATACAGCGGCTCATAGATTACGGCCATCATCGCCTCCACGGTTGACGGCCGTAACTATGCTGGAAGTGTCACGACTGGTCAACCGATGTCGGCTGCGGCAACGACGGTTGAACTCCTACTGCCGTTGAATCGAAAAACTCCTTCCAGCGCGCGTCGCTGCTCGCCACGACGCCGAGATTCGAATATACCTCCGGATCTTGAGGGCTCGCGAAGTACGCGACGATTTCGGTTTCCGACGAATCGGAGAATTGCACGTTGATCATATGTCATACCCGTTGATAAAGATCGAGAAACTGGGCGTGCCAGAAGTACTGACGGAGTTGTAATAAATCGTCTGTGGCACAGCAAGCGGAAGAGCCGCGAACGAACTGGCGATCGCGCCAGGCCCCGGAAGGTTCGAAAAAAACTGCCGAGCCCCGGTCGTGGCAGTGCTAGAGATTGTCATCTGGCTATTCGATGTAGCGGAAGATCCAGACGACCCGGTACCCGAAATGAATTTGGCGTTGGGCGGCACGATCGATGAAATCGATAGCGCAGTGACCGTCGGTTGATTTGATGACGCACTCAGTGCAGTTGCGCCGGCGATGTCAATGTGCCGATCGGCCTGTCTCGCGTTGATGAACTGTCCGCTCGAATTCGTCGGCCAGACAGAAACGAGAGCGCTCGCCTTCATCCCGGCCGGCATATTCGCACCGCTATATACCTCGGGTGCCTTCGTGCTCGTCGCGTTCGTCGCCAGGAGCGCCGAGGCTCCGGTCGTCGGATTGTAGATCGCATAGATCGCGACATAACCGTTCGCCGGTGCAGTACCCGTGTCCATGCCACCGGGACCACCGCTCGCAGCAATGTTGATCGTGTTGCTGAAGTTCGCCAGCTTGTAAGCAACGGCGCCGAGTCCCGTACAAACGATGACCTCGTCGGCCGTCAACGTTGCTGTCGAGCTCGCACTTGCGACATTCATCGCAACGTTTCGCGCCGTGCCGACCACCGGCATCCCGCCAGCGAGGGTGGCGATACTTGCCTCTTGCGAATACAGAGAAGCGGTTGCGCCCTGCTCGATCTTCAGACGACGAATTGCGATGCCGAACGGCGAGGCAGAAACGCCCGTATACGTCCAATAGGCTTGCACACTTGCAGTCCCGGCCGGTGTAGTGCCCGTCAGGGTGTATCGCTGCAACGGCGTACCATTCGGTACGGTCAAGCTTGCAACGTTGGAGATGAACGTTCCGCCTGAGTTGTATGCCGCCAGGGTCAGCACCAAAGTCCCCGCTGTCGCAAAATTCGCCACGTCGATCGATTCCGTGACGGCTGCATTCTGCCCAATCTGCACGAGCGGCGACCCAATGTAACCGCTCGCGTTAGACATGGTCGACGTGTTCGCGAAGAACGAACCGATGCCGCCCGTCTGATCCACCTGCTGCGAAAATGCCGGCCCAGGAGCCATCACCCAACCGCTAACGCCAAACTCACCCGAACCATTGAACAACAGGTTGGGTGCGTTTGTCGCACTGATCTTGGCGGTCGTACTGATACTGCTAGTCGACGAGATGCCTTGCGCGGCAGCCTTGATAAGCGATTGAATCGCAGAGAAGACCTGGTTGTACGTCGTCTTGCTGGGCGTCATTGCCGCCCCTACGACGACAGCACGAAGTTCTTCCTGGAGCATATTCAACCAGGATGCGCGTACCTTCGTTGCAGGCGTACCCGTGGCCGGATTACCTTCAGTGAAGTACCCCTCAGCAGCCGCTGCTTCGGGCGCCGGCAACGAGGTTGCAGCGGTTGCGTCGTCGATACGATACATACGACCTCTTAAGAGTAAGCAAAAATCAAAATCGTGTGCGCCGGCGCGACAGCGCGCAGCTCACATTCGAGAACAGCATTCCCCCACGATGCGAGCGCATCGCCGGCCGCCATCGCGCCAGCGCGGGCAAATACAATCGTGTTGAGCGGAGCATTCACCTGCCACGCAAAGCTCCAGGCACTTCCTGCGCACGCGCCGCCAGCGGTGAGCTGTCCGGCGCGCGCTTCGACAAACTGCGTGATCGTGATGGTGTAGCCGAGGTTGGCTGCAAACTGAATTAGGTCCGCGATAGACGGCCCACCACCACCTACAAAGCGCGCGACGACCTGGCTTTGACGCTGGGGAATGGTCGGAGCGGGACCGGCGCATGGATCCGGCAGCCCCAACGTCTCTTCCCATTCCGGCAAGAGCTCGTATGCAGTCGCCGGAAACGCATCAATCAGGAGGTAGTTCGCGCGCGCAGTCTGGCGCTCGTAGCTGGGTGCTAGTCCGCTCAGCACCTGCGTCTGGACCGCATCAGTGGCCCTGGGCCATACGCGCCCTCTCGGCATCAACCCCTGAAACGCCTTCAGAAAGTTGGCCGCTGTGAAGTTCGGTGCGAGCATTGCCCCTCAGACATAAAGTACGTTCGCAAGAACCGGCAACTGGCCGAACCCGCTAGTGATGTTTCCGGGGTATGTCGTCGTAGTAGTGCCGACGACACCTTGAATGAGGTTGATCAAGAAGCCGCTAGTACCAGCCACCGAACGAATCGCCGCCGAGATGTCGTCGCGATAAATCGTCCCGGCGCGAGGATCCCCGTTCCGGAACAAGACATCCGAAATGGCAGAAGCAATCGCCACCCGCGTCGCGGTCGTCGCCGAAGTCAGCCCAGACAGCGTGATGGTCAGGTTGTTCGCGATCGGCGCGCACGAATACACCAACGCCGTTACAGGCTGTTCGGTGACGATCGAGTCGGCCACCACAAGCTGATCTCCGGTAGCAACAGTGCCGCGTGGTACACCACCAGGGCCCTTGTCAAACTGCGAAACACCGTCAGTGCCTTGCGGGAACCCGCCATGCCCGGCCTCGGCGTTGTCCCACATCGTGTACACGACGACGGTACCGGCGCCAAATCCGTTTGGCGCACACCACGCGCGAGTCACGCCCGGCACGTCCTTCGCCCACCCGACATAATCTTCGACATCGCCGCCTTGAGGCGAGTTCTGATACGCCTCGAGCATCCGCTCGCGCAGATCGTCATCAATCTCGATGTCGGAACCAGCGGCTACATTCGCAACGACCGACCCTGCCGTCTGAATCCCGTCTACGGAGACACCCAGCGAAACCGCCGTCCCCGGATCGGCATTGCCAGCAGCGCCCGCAACGTCGGCGACGATCGACACCGTGACAGTACCGTCGGATCCGATCGTTCCGGTCGTGGATGTCGTATATGACACGCCGTCTCCGCGTACAACAGGCGTTCCCGCGCTTAACGGCTTCCCGACCGTTCCGACGAACTTCGCCGTCAACTGGGCTTGCGACGCCGCCTTTCTGTACACCTTTTTGAGCGCGGCCCATCCCTCCAGATATTCATCTTCCGCAGTGAAAGGAACAGCCATCTTGGCAATCCAGTCCAAATAGCCGAACTGGAGATGGGTCATCCCTGCCTGCACCTTGCCGATAATGCGCAACACTGCGAATCGCAGCAACGCATCCGCGCCCTGGAGCGCCGACGAAATGTCTGCAGCCACCTCCAAAATCAGGGTGGAAAGCGTCTTTCTTTGGAATGGCATGTCAGGAAAGTTGGTTCCAAGCCCAGGCGTACGCCATAGAGACGTTTGGGCCTGACGGTTGATAGAGCGTCACCTGTACGCCGAGGAAAGTGTCGCGGACCCACTGCGTCTGCACATCAATACTCGCGACAACACCATCGTCAACGAGCCATTGCAGCGCCTCGAAGCAGTAGTCGCGCGCGTTGTTCAAAACCTCCTGCGTCTGCTTCGATCGATCGAGCAACCACAGACGGGAGCCGATCGGCTTGTCTTCACCAATGTCTCCCCACCATCCGCGCGGATCATCCGTTCCGTCCGGAATTGGATCATCACGATTTGCGATTCGATCGGTAAAGATGCTGACGAGAACGGCGCTCTGCAGGTCGCTTCCGGTCACGAGAGCCGGCGCGATGAACTCCCAATCGCCACGGCTGTTGTCGACGTCCCAAATTACGGCGATGTCGGACATGCACTACTCCGTCTGATTGGGCGCGTTCGACGTTCTTGTGTCGCCGCCACCCTGGACATTCGTCACGTCGTGATTGTGTCCATTGAACACCGTACGCATCCCAGCCATTGTTCGCGTGTTCGTCTCGTAGTTATCGATCACATCGCCCCTGACCTTCAAGAGAGGCGTGTCGGCTATCACTTCCGGCGCGTTCGTCAACGTGATCGGCTTACCTCCACCGTTCACCACGATTCCGGCCGCCGAGAGATACACCGACTGCCCCTTGTCGTCGTGAATGGCGACCTCTCCAGTCGAAAGAGCAGTCATCCGGTATGTCGCGTTCGACGTCGCAATCACGATTCCGTCATTTCGATCGCCGTTCTTCGAGCCGACAATCGCCTGTGTGCCGGCAGGAGGATTCGATGTGAACCCGTATTCGGCAAAGCGCGGGATGTCCGGAAGCAGTTCCAACCCGTTCACACGGACCTGCAGCGTCTGGACCTTCTGCGAGTCGTCGACGAGCGTGATCGTGCCGCGAGCCATTATCAAGAGAATCCGGCGCGCGAGCCTGTTGAGCTGGTCAAGCACTATCCCTCCGCGGGGGTTTGAATCGATTCGTCCATCGGCAGAGTGTCGAGAGCCACGGGCTCCGGCAAGAAACCTTGACGCGGACCGAAAACGAGCTCGGCGTGCGTGCCGTTTTCATTTCGGATATATGACACTTCCGCGAGCAGGAGCATCGTATTTTCCGGCACACCGACCGCATCAGCAGTCACCGGATAATTGATGTTCGGCGTCCACGGTGCTCCATCGGCGTCCCGCCAGTTATCAACCATTACGCGCACCCGTCGTGAGCGACCGTAAGCGCGAGATGCCATCCAGTTCACACGCTTCTCGACAAACAGGCGATCCGTTGCGCTCTGCTCTGAAACGAAATACGTTGGCCTCAACCGCCCTGTTGTGCTTTTCGCCGTGACAGTGACAACCGGAAGATTTTCGATTCCTTCATCGTCCGCGCCCATGCTGTAGGCGCTCAGCACCGCGTTGAACGAGCTGAACGTGCCGAGTGTTGTCTTGGTGCAGACGATCGCCTCGATGTTTGCACCGAGCGCCACTCCCGAGTCTCCCTCGGCGCTGCCGGCCGTCGATATGACCAGTTCCCCGTTCGCACCCTCGTACACAAGCACGCCGCAATACCGCGCATAGCGCTCGATCACTTCCCAGGCCGTCTCAGTAATGCTGACAAGCTGACGTGGCAGCACTGGAAACTGATCGAGGATTTTTTGCGTCGCATCGTCCGCAACAATCACGCTAACGGAATACGGTTGCGCGATCGTCGTGCACAAGTCCTTCAGCCTCGTGTTCGCGTTGATCTTGTCGATGCGACAGGAACAATCGATCAAGTCGGCCAGCTTTCCGCGCCCCGAGATCCGAATGTCGTGCGTTCTGGGCGTCAGGATTGACTCGACCGTTTCGACGTACCCGGTCAGGACGACGTCGTCGCCGATGGATACCTTGATCGGCGCCCCCTCGCGCGCGACCAGCTTCAGCGTGTTTGCATCTGCTGAGCACGTCAGATCGAACGACGACGTGCCGAACTCGACGGAGCGAGTGATACGAACGCTCTTCCATCCCGTCAGCGACAACCCATCCTGCGTCAGCAGCACGCGCACCTCGTCAGCCGAGGGCTTCTCTCCCACGGCATCAACGATACGATCTGCGTTCGGCATCAGAAATTGCCCGGCGAGTATGCATATTGGTCACCAAGCGGCGCCTGCTGCCGATCGGTTCTCATTTCCGTTTCAACATTCGGAGAAGACGTGACAGTCGCGCTTGTTCCTGCCGGCGGGTTCTTGTGCACAATTTCGATTCGCACTTTCCCCGGATCGGCTCCAGCGGATGCAGCGGCCGAGCTCTGCTCGTCTCCTGGAGCTGCACCGGGGTCGCCCTGCTTCCCGACCGGTGCGCGCTCGTAGAGGGGCGGAATCGCCTTGCTCAACTCAGAATCCAACCCTCGCGCAATACCCGCGCGAACGTCGGCCTCCCCAGGATCCTTGGGACGCTCATACAACCTCGAGATCGCCGCCGCAGAGTCCCCTGACGTCGTCGACGTCATAAGCGCCCGACCCGCCGCCTTTTCGTTGTTCTGCAGTTCCCACAGCGAGAAGCCCATCTGCTCCTCTCGCGACGCCAGAGCCAGCGGTCGCCCGAAGGTCTTTTCGTACAAGGCCTGACGATCGGGATGCCACTGGTAAAGCCCGACCGCCTTCCCGTTGTCACCGACGGCACGCTCGTCCAAGCCACTTTCGCGACTTGCGTTCGCAACCATGCCAATCGCCCGTTCGCGAGAGAGGCCGTGGTTCACGTACCACTCGACCATCGAGCGCGCCTGCTCCAACTGTGCGCCGTTCCCGACGGAAGTTTTGGTGTTGATCTGCGCCATCGTGTACGGACCACGACCGCGAAGCGAATTGCCGAATTTCTCGAAGCCATCCCAAATTCGCTGCTCGGTACTGTCCGATCCATTCGGCTGCGCCTGCGGTCGACCGCGCCCGCTCGTCGCGTCGAAGAAAAACTGGATCCCGTTGAGCATCGAGTTCAACGCAGGCTCGAGGCTGCTGAGGACGGTCGTCTTTAGCCGGTCATACGTGATGCCCAGCTTTGCTGACGCGTCGGCATACTCGCGCGCGCGCTGGATGTCCTGCTCGTTCGGGACATAGGCTTTCGCCGCCTGCAGATCTGCCGCAACCTGACCGGGACCGCGATTCAAGAAGTCGACGAGCGAGCCTGCGCCGGCAGCATTCAGAAAGTTTTGTGCGCCGCCGTATTTCCCTTGCTTCCGCAGCGTCTCCGAGTACGCCGCGAGTTTCGTAAGGACGGTTTCGATCGAATCGAGACGCGCCGGATTCGTTGAGATACCCGCGGCCTGAAACCGCTTCAACGCCTCCGGGTTACGGTTGTTCAGCGCGTCGCTGTACGACTGCCGCACCTGCTCGATACCCGCATTCGCCTGCTCCGGCGACAAACCCGCCAGGCGGCCGGCATACTGCACGCCATAGGCAGTCGTCGTCGGCAATCCAGTCCGGATGCCGAGATTGTTCATGCTGCGCACCGAAGACGCCCATTGCGACTCCATCTGAGCGATCTTCATCGTCAGCGCCGTGACCCCGCCGATGATCCCGGCCTTGCCTACGAAGCTGGCGATCTCCGAAAGCGCCCCGCTGTTCGAGCTGAGCCCTGCGGAGATAGAGCGGCCGAGGTTGCTGATACCCCCCTTTCTCGCTTGCGCCTGAAGCTTCGACAAGCTATTCGTGACCTTTCCGATCGGGCCGGATGCTTGGTCATTCCCGACAATCGAGATCGAAATTTTGCTCGCCATAAACCCGACTCGATATTTAGTTCGCTAGTGCTTTGAACGTGGTTGGCATGAACGCGGGATGCACTGGATCCGCCTGAGAGACAAGTTCGTCAGCCCGCGTCGCGTCGCGATAGATTCGCGTTGCAACGGCGAGCGACGGCACCGGTTGCGGAAGCGTGAACGTCTTGATCGACGAGAGTCCGCCTCCGCGCTTGTTCAGATCGGCAACGACCGCAGTCCGAAGCGCGGAAAGCGCCTGGTACGTTTGATCCGCACCGCTCTCTCCCGCCACCGACATCTCCGCATCGATCAGCCCCGTCACGAAGTCCCTGATCTGCGCCGCGTCGTCACTCGAACTCGGCTGGTACGACGCCGATGCCTGTGCGACTGCTCCGATCGACGTTCGACGGAACAAGTCCGAGCACGCCGCCTCTACGCTCGACATCGCGGAACCGATGACCGAATTCGTCGTATCGTCCGACGGGGTGAATGTCGACAGCGTTGAAAGCAATCGAATCGAATCACTCGGATCGTTCGTTGCCGCTAGGACCGCGCTCGTCACCCCCTGCACCGCAGCTGTGAACTGATCGACGGTCGACGCACCGAAGCTCCGTGCCGCCGAGTCGAGCACCGCGGCGGCTGCACCGACATTCGCCCTTGCCGTCGTTGCACCCTCAATGAGCGACTGTACGGAAACTCCCGATTGACTGACGGGCCTCGAATTTCGACTGAATGCCGGTACGGTGGAGCTCCCGAAAAAGCGCCCGAAATCCCCCGGAAGACTGAACAGCAGTTGAAACAGATTTCTCGCGTCGCCAACGATGCTTGTCGCGAACGTGTACCAACCAACAGCGGTATTAACGATGCTTCCCAGCACTGCCGCACCGTACGAGACCTCATTGAGTACCGTCTTGGCGAAGTCCAGCGCGGCCGACACGTTCAAGCCAGTCACCGAATTCAGAACCGATTCAAGCGTGGCCGTTTCGGCAGTCGGATACGTCCGTGGCCCACCTTCGATGAACTCGAACTGGAATTCGAAATATCGACCGTGCTCCCAGTGCTCGACGCTTCTAAAGTCCATCAGGCTGACGGTCCGACGACCGAGCGTCGGATGCACGAGTTCGCCATCACCAGCGGTCTCGCACGCTGCGATCATGACGTCTCGCTGCGCGATGACGTTGTCGCCTACAACGAAGCCGAGCATTCGAATGCGGCGCGTACCACGCCCCAGATCCTCGACCCAAGGCACATCCCGCTGCGGGTACTCGTGCGGCTGCTTGCGGCGCCCGAATGCAGAGCTTCCGCCGAGCGATACGAACGAAACCCCGCGAAACGATGCCGGACGAAGTTGATCGAAGTACGATCCCACCGAGCCGCCCAGCCGAGCAGCCAGAGAGTTCGCGAGATTCGAAATTCCAGACGCGGCACCGAGCACAGCGCCAGCGGCATCTCCGAAATTCATGAACTCACCCCAATCCTCTTGCCGAGGCGTCGCGCTCGCTCAAGCCAGCGCAGTGTCTCGGTTTCAGTCATGTCCTCGACCGCGTTCGGCGGCCACCGCATCATGTGCGTCAGCTCTGCCGTACGGTCATCCCACCATTCCGCGATCGAGGTCGCTTCGGCGATCAGTCGTCCGAGCCCGGTGACCGCCGAACCTGAAAACCGTTGAAATATGCGATTGCCTCGAGGAAATCACGTGCGCGCATTGCCCGCACCGCATTTTTCGGCACTTTCCCGATCATGCTGATCATGGCAACTGCGCCGGCGAACGGGCCGCCAGCCTCGGCCGCTTTCCGCTTCTGCCGGTTTGTCGGCTCGCACAGCGACAGCGACGCGATGTTGAGCGGGCTTTCGTCGGTCGTCAGCTGCACCGGTTTCGACAGTGTCAACACGATTTCATCGGGACTGGCCGTCGGATTTCGTGCGGCTTCGTGCCCGAACGAGGCGATGAAATCTTCCGCTTCGTCGATCTGGCTGCCATACATCTGATCGATCACGTCGACCGGAACACCGCTGATGATCGCAACCAGTGCGATCGATGTGCCGAACACACCGGCCGATCGCTCGGCCGACTCATAGTCACCGGCCAGCGGCTCACGGAGCGTGATCTCGGTGACGGACTTTTCGTCCGCCCCCTTCCCGTACGTCAGCGGCTTGCGCAGGACAATCGTTTTCGTATCGCTCATCGATCACTGCTCCGTGACCGCGCCCTGGAGACCTTCCCAGCGGCACGTGAACTTCGCTTCGGTCGTGTCGACTTCCTGCGCCTCGACCGTCCACATGTTCCGGCCGATCACCGTCTTGCCGTTCGCGAGCTCGAGCACCAGCGTGACACTTCGCATCGCATTGAACCCGGCCAGGCTCAAGCCGCCCGAATCTCGAATCGACGCACTGATGTACGGCGCCTTCGGCATTTCGCTGAAACCGTGCACCGTGTCCTGCCCAGCCTTCGACTCGCGCGTCACGCTGCCGACGTCGTACTTCAGCTCGCCTTCCAACTGATAGTTCACCCCGTCGGCGGTCAGATAGGCGGTACCGGCGATGAGGCCCGTGTTGTTCGCCATAGATGGCTCTCCAGAAATAGAAACGCCGCCCGGTCATGGGCGGCGCATTGCCGTGACACGCAGAGCCGATCAGGTCTGGTTCGTCGACAACCGGAATTGCGCCAGGAGCGCGAAGATCCGAAGCTGGTTGATCAAAGTCCCCGGCCAGAGCACGTCGACGCGGTTCGGGTTCGAGGCGTTCTGTTCGACGATCAATGCCTGCGCGAAGATGTCGCTGCCCTGGACGTAGCCCTCGTACTCCATCTGGCGGTATTCAGCGATCTGATCTGCCTTGATGATCTTCGGCGTCACGATCGCGGAACCGGGCGCGAAGCGCGTTCCATCGGCTGCCAGCTTCACGCGTGCATACTTCGACGTCACGAGGGTCCGCAGGCGCCGCAGCACGTATGCAAGCAGGAACATCGTCTCGATCTCGAGGTAGCTGTTGTCCGGCTGCCCGAATGCGTTCGTCTGGTATGTCGTGATCAGGTTCTCGATCGCGACCGTCCCGTCATCGGCGACCGTGAAGGTCGAGACGCCGTCGTACAGCAGCGTATTGCGCTGACTCAGGTTGAAGCGCGACTGCAGCGGCGGCGCCGAGATGCCGGTGAGCGCCACGGTCTGCATCGGAATGCCAGGGTCAGCACGGACGCTGACCGCAGTCACCGCGGCCACCGCCGCCGCCCACTGCCACGACGGCGTCGGCGAATCGTTGAACCCCATCACGGTCTCGTGCTGGTTGTTCCGCGCGGTGCCAAACGTCGTCAGGCTGCCCCAGGTTCCTCGATATGCGTAAAACACGTGCCCGAACACCTGCTGCTGCCAGCTCCATCGCCCAGTCGAATCGTTGAGAAACGCCTTGATCGCATCCATCGACGCCGTGTCCGTGAATGCACATGCGATGAAATCGAACGGCATATCGAGCAGATTGCCGAGCGCGGTGGTCAGCGACGGATTCGTCGCGCCGGACGCCATCGCCGTGATCGTCGCGGTCAGGCCGGTCGGCAGAATCTCGCCGCCCGCGGCACCCTGCTTGTTGAAGCGGATGTCGATGTCGTTACCGACAAGCCCCTTGTTATCGGCCGTCAGCGTAACGGTATTCGTTGCCGCAGCAGCAGTTGCCGGCATCGCCGGAATCAGGTTGATCGCCGCCGCGACCGCCGTCGCAATCTGCGCCGTCGTCATACCCTGCGTCACCGGTACCGAGACGAGCTGGTCGGCGACGTAGAGCGAGATCGTGCCGTTGGCAGTAGGTGGCGCCGTGAAGGCGATCGAACCCGTAGCGGCGACTGCACCAGCGGCGTCGGCCACGGGCAGGCACCAGATCTCACCGAACTGGTCGTTCCGACGGTAAGCGGCCGTCATCAAGGCCAAGACGGAATTTGCCCCGAACTGCGTATTGGCGTCCCCCGTGCCGGCTGAGAGCAGCGGAATGTTCGCCGTGGCTGCACCGGTCGTCATCGGCCCGATCAGTAGAGCGCGCTGATTCGTCACCGCCGTGTTCGCGCGCGAATTGTCGATCTCGGCGAAAAACAACGGCGTGCGGACGTTCTGGGGAATCTGCTTGAAGGGCACCGTCATTGCTTGTCACCTCCGCGGACCTTCGCCGCGACTTGCTCGTCGATCACGACGTCACGGTCGCTGGCCGCACGAGTCCAGAAAATGTCGCCGTCCGGCACTTCGATACCTTCCGGCGGCAGGAATTGCTTCGTGACCGGGTGCCTCACTTTGAGGCCCGGTGCAGGTTTGACGATCATTCGTCGCTCCTTTCAGGGGAATGTGGCTTTGACGAAGCCTTCTGCGCGGCCGTCGGGGCCTTCAGTACGCGGCGCCGGCATAACGGCGTCGGGGAACGGCGGATTCGGATACGTCCCAGTCGGGTCGGCGACATTCACGAGATCTGCCGTCAAATCGATCTCGCTCAGCTGCGCTGTCACGTCGGGATAGAACGTCTCGTACATCGTCACGCCAAGCTCGATCTGCAGGCCACCAATGTGCGTCTCGCCGTCTGCTTGCACTGCAGTCTGCGTGCGCATCATCGGGAAATCCTGAGCGAGCCGACGCAGTTGAACGCTCTTGAAGATCGCGGCCTCGATGTCAGCCTGAATCCCTTCGAGGGCAAACAGGGCCTTCGGCCCCGATTCGGCCGACACTTCGACGCGAATTTCAAAAACGCTGACGGTGTCGAACGATGTCTGGCCTGATTCGCCCTTCGAGCGCTTTTCCTCGACGCCATACCTCAGCTTGATCGCCGGCAGTTTCGATGCAGTCACGTTCCAGTCGCCAGGCGAATAGAGATTCACGCCTGAGATCGTGCCGAGCACGGAGAGCAATACCTGGCGGTATTGCGCGCGCGCAGTTTGATCAGACATCGGTTTGTCCTGGTACGTTGAGCATCAGGCGAGCTGCGCCGTGACCATCCGGGTGAACCTCGCGAACTTCCCAGACCTCTCCAGTCCGCAAGATCGTCAGCTCATCACCCTGCAGAGGAGCAGCATGGCCGACGAATTGCGAAAGCTGAACGCCCACGGTCGGCTGGTTCGTGACGACCGATTCACCGGTCGTCGGATCAACGCCAAAAAACGCCTTGTCGTAGATCCCGGAAATCGGGAACTGGACGCCCGTCGCAGGCTGGTACGTAATAGCAGTGCCGAAACGGCGCTGCAGCGGCGAAAGAATCTTCGCGTCTACGACGTCGTCCCATTCCATGGATCACCCAACCCGCGTAATGGAAGCCTGGCCGCCACTGATCTGGACGCCATCCGGCTCCGCCGGCACCTCTACCTTTTCAGGCACCAGGTAGCCGAGTTCGCGCAGGCGCTTGACCTCGGACTCCGGCAATCGCACCGTGTCGCCAGCCCGCTTGATGATGGGGGGCTCGCCCTCCTTCACCTGATCGTGGATCGAGCGCCCGCGCGCGACCGTTGCTTCGATGAGCTTTTCTGCCATTACTCACCTCACGCGACGGTTGCGGCCAGCGCGGCATTCACGCGGCTCGGGATGATGACGGGGGCCGACTGCATCATCAGGAAGCGCTGCGCCGGGTCGTCCTTCAACCACGTCTTCGGAGCGAACGGCAGCGACGCGTAGTTGAACGCGGGATCCTCGATCATCCCAAACGCGCGCGTTCCATCCAGATCCGGACCGGACATGATCAGCGACCCGTCCGGCAGCATCGGTTGCTCGACGTTGTTGTCGTCGACGAACCAGTCGTTGTACAGCCAGAGGTCAAATTGACCCCAACGACCCTTGTGAACGGCGCCACGCTCGTTGCGAGCACCGAGATCAAGCGCGTTGCCGAACGGTGCGAGCGCCGGGTAGAACTGCGCACCTTTCAGCACCGGATCCAGCTTGAAGCCGTTCCATGCCTTCGGCGTGAAGACGATGTCGGTCACGTTCGCGCCCGAAGACTTCAGGATCGCCTGTTGCCACGCCTCGATCACGGTCGTCGGCGACGCCGTGCCGGCCGTGATATTGGCCTGCGTCCATTGCGCCCCGCCGGTCAGGGCGACCGTCAGCGAGCCATCACGACCAAAGTCGATCACGGTGGTCGGAAAGCCTTCGCCGGAGACGGTGAGCGTACCGGTGAGCAGCACCTGTGCCGCCATCCACTCGAGCCGGCGCGTCAGCATGTCGATCTGGTCGTTCAGCTCGAACTCGAGGTTCATCTGCTCGCGCAATTCCGGCGTGACTTCGCCGCCGATGCGCTCCCCGATCATGCGACGAACCGGCTTGCGCAGATCCGGGGCACGCTTGTCCTTGATGTACGGCGGCTTGAACGTGTTCGTCTGGTAGCGGCGACTTTCGACGAGCTTGCCCTCGACGAGCGGCGAGCAGAACGGTGACATCCGGCGCTTGCCGACGTCGACGTCGATCGATACGAATTCCGAATCCGCCGTGATCATGTTCGTGAAGAACTTGTCGAGCAGAAAGCTCTGCGCCATCTTCAGGTTCGAGACGACCTGAATCAGGGTATTGGTGTCGTAAATCAGATTTCCGGGCATTGCACTCTCCGAGTTAAGCCCCAAATGAAAAAGCCCCGCACTTGGCGGGGCTGTCACTGGATCAGGTTGGTATTAGCTCGGGTCGGTTGCCGTGACCGAGGTCTTGAGGTGGATACCGAGCGGCCGCAGCGCATCTCGCGCTGCAGTCGACGTGATCCCGGTGCCGAGCGTGACCGCGTTGATGTTGAAATCGCCCTCGAGGAATACACCGGCCGTGACGTCCGCGGCACTCCCGTCCGCGTAGTCCGCGAGAATCGCTGCCGGGTTCTGGCTGCCGTCGGAAGCAGCCGACGTCGCGATCGTGAGCTTGCCGCTCGCCGTGATGATCCCGAGCACGGTGCCGCGCACGTACGGGCCACCCGTGATCGTCGCGTTTCGCGTGACGATCTGCTTGGGGCCAGCAATCAGCTGGTCGGGAATGAAGGTCTGCGCCGAAATCGACGGCACTTGGGGGTTCTCCCCGACCTGGGTGACAGGCAGAGTCATCTGAAAATCTCCTTGGTTGGGGGACTGTTACTTTTCGCCGCGGCGCATCTTGCCGGCCGCGATGATCTGTTCAGCGAGCGTCGGGGCCGCGGCATGCGTTTCGTTGCCCGGGTTCGGCGCTCGGACGTGCGACATGCGTTCGTCCAGCGACGGGCGACGCGCGGTCGGCTGCTTTTGCGGCGCGGCGGCTTTTGCCGCACTCAGCGCCTGCACTGCAGCAGCCGACGACAGCTTCGTATTGAAGGCGAATACAGCAGCCTGCTCGACGTTTCCGGTGGCGATGCCGTGCGCGATGATCCGGGCGCAACGCGCACGCTCGGTCGCGCGGGCAGCCTTCTTCGCGTCGTCGGTCTCGTCGTCGCCGTCTTCGGCTTCCGTATCATCGTCGTCGACGTCGTTGCCTTCGCCTCGGGCGCGCGCTTCTTCGCGATCGCGCTCTTCCTGTTCGGCTCGCTCTTTCTCGTCGAGCTCTTCCATGCGCTTCGCGTAGTCCTCGTCGGACTCGTCCTCGCGCTGCTTGCGCTCGTCGTCTTCGCTCTCGGCCCGGGCGGCACCGGCGCGGCTCAGCAGGTGGGCGAACGGCGCCACGCCCGCAAGGGTCTTTTTCAAGCTCATCAGTGTCCTCTTACAGGTGGTTTAGGCCAGCTCGTCCAGCAAGGCCAGGAGCGCCGCATCGGGCGCCATAACTGCATCCGCAAGCCCACGGCTCACACCGTTTTCGCCCATGAAACAGGCGGCCTGCGTCTCACGCACCGCCTCGGGTGCGAGATTCCGGTTGCGGGCGACTGTGTTGACGAACAGCTCGCCCATTGTGTTGATGTCCGATTTTGCTGCCGCAAGCGCTTCGGGGGACAGCGGGATCTCCGGATGGAAATCGGCCTTGCGGTCGCCATAAGTGATGAACGTCACAGCAACGCCTGCAGCGGTCAGCGCCTTCGACCAGTCAACGTGCATCGTGATCACGCCGATCGACCCGACTCCTCCTGTGCGCGGCACGATGATCCGGTCGGCAGCGCTGGCGATCGCATACGCCGCCGAATAGGCCGACTCGGACAGAATCGCCCAGACCGGCTTGTCGCCGCGCAGCGTGTAGATCGTATCGACCAGGTCGAAGCACCCCGCGACTTCGCCGCCCGGCGAGTCGATGTCGAGCACGATTGCTTGAACGGCCGGATCCGCATGGGCGGTCAGAATGCTTTGCCTCAGACCGTCGTAACCGGTCATGCCAGAGTACGGGCGCAACGTCCCGAGCTTCTGCACGAGTGTTCCTTGCACACCGATCATGGCGATCGGCGAATCGCCGACCATGTCGTAGCCAGGATCGACCACGCGACCACGCCGCGTGTCAGCCTCGTATTCCTCGTCCCACGCTCCGAAAGCCATCGGGCGAATGGGTGTGCCGTCCAGTCGCGTCAGCTGGGAAATGCCCAGGCGCTCTGCGAGCGACGCCATGATTACCTCGGCCTTGTCCTGCTTGATCGCGACCGGAGTATTGAAGAGCCGCTGGCTCAGATAAGCGAAACGGCCTGACATGTTCTCTCCATTCGAGCCGCTTTACTGCGCCTCGGGTTCCTTCGTTACCGCGTCCGCTCCAACACCCTGCAGCGTCGACGGGATCGGCACGCCACGCTTACGGTAGTAGTCGATTTCGATCGCACGTTGGTCGACGTTGTCGCGCCAGTCGGTACCAGACACTTCCGCCGACTCATCCTCAAGCGTCGAAAATCCAGACTCGATGCCCAATGCGGCGCCCTGCCGTTCCTTCAGCGGATCCACGTAACCGCGGCCCGGACCGATCCACCAAGCCCGCGTGTAGGCTGCGCGAGCCATATTGAATTCGGGCGCCCCCGCCGGCAGCGGCAAGCTGTCGACCTCCATCGCTTCCTCGGCAAATGCGCAGAGAATCGGCTGCCCGAAGCCGCGTCCGAAATCACGACGGCGGCGATCGAACGTCTTCCACGCTTCGAGTGCAGCGGCCCGGTACGAGCTGTAGTTCACATCCGACCAGTTCTGCGAGATCTGCTGCGCGGACATCCCGGTGCCGGCAGCCACGTTGCGCAGCATCGCGTTTTCAAATTCAGCGAAGTTGCCAGCCGGCCGCGTCGCCGACACGGTATTGATACTTTCGCCAGGGAACAGAATCGGCAAACGTGCGCCGCCCAGCCGCAAATCGTTTTTGTCGTGGAACTCGGCGCGAGCGTCCTGATAACCATTGACCGCCTCTTCCTCGCCGTCGCCGAGAGCCTCACCGACGAGTTGCTTGTCGAACGGGCTGGTGACGTACGCGCCGAAGATCGCGTTGATGATCGCTGCGTCGAGCTCCGTACCGTCGTACTTGATCAGCATCTTGAGGCGCTGCAGCACGGGGGTTAGGATGCCGGCGCCCCCTCGATGCTGACTGGCCCGATCAAAATCGTAGTCGTGGACCACGATCGGGCGACCCCAGTCGGTTTCCGCAGGAATCCGCTCCCATGTCACCTGCCGGCCGCCGCTGAACCAGTCACCCTGGTGCGCCTTGCGGATGTGATACGCGATCGCTGCGCCGAAATCGTCGACCTCGACACCGCCCCGCATCGTCTGCCGGTCAAAATTCTGCTGCGGGTTCGACAGCCGGTCGGGATCGATCAGCTGCAGCACCGTCGCGTATCGAGCACCACGCGGCAAGCGATCCGGCATCCAGTGCAGCATTCCGAGCGCATCGCCGTCGACAACTTTGTGGCGAAACGCCAGGTGCATCATCTGCGGAATGGTCAGCTTTCGCTGCGCATCGCAGAACCGCGATGGATCTTCCGACCACGTCCGCCAAGCGGCCTCGAGTGCACGGCCAAATTCGTCCGCCCATACGTGGTCGAATGTTTTCAACCCAGTCTGTACGGCGAGCGCGCGATAGTCCGGCTTGCACATCGGTCGGAAGTCCGCACCGATGACGTTGTCCAGCGTGCGCGTGACGGCCGCCGACGCCCAGCCATCGTTTCGCACCAGGTCGCGCACGCGCGACACGATGCGGTCTCGATACGGGTTGAGCTCGCCATCCGGCGACCACAGCACCGGATTCCAGTCCCGCATATGCTGACCGGACATGTCGGCCGCGTCGTACGCCGTATGGCTGCTATACCCGCTGTAACCGCTGTTGAGCGCGCGCGCACGCCCCCTCGACGTCGGCAATGGATTCCCATCCGCGCCAAGGATTCGTACGTTCGGTTCAGTCATCGCCGTGTGAATGTGATTCGCATCGCCCTGCGTGGGCACGCAACAATTCCAAGTTGTGCCTGCATCAGCTGAATCGCCGATGCCAACTGCGCCAAGTTGGCGCGCGTGTAGGTGACGGACCGTGTGCCATCACCTTGCGTGTACGAGAGCGACTCTTCCTGCGCGCCCGTCGTGAGCTGGATGTAGACGCGCTGCGCCTCCGCAAGAGAGGCCCTCAACGCCGTCTGATCCATCCCGGCCAACAAACTGCTGTTCGGATCAAAGCAACTCAAAATTAGCCTCCTGCCCGGGCGCCGGCGAGCCGGCGAATGCGGGATTTCTTCACCGGAACCTCCTGTTTGATCACGGGACCGTCAGGGCGCGTCGGCCGATCTGCACGAACAACGTCAAGATACGTTACGGTCGGCTCTGTAGGCGCCGGTTCGACCAACTGCGTCGGATCGATTTCCACCGCCTCGACGCGACGATTCAGCTTCAACCCCATGTGCATGAGGCCGCAAAGTGCTGCGTACCCGTACACGCGAATGTCGAGCGCTTCGTTCGCTCGCCCTGGCGGCAGCTCCCAGACCCTGAACTTTTGACCGTTCACGATCTTCGTCACCGAGCGCTCCGCGATGAGCTGCGCGAAATAATTGATGTCCCGATCACTCGGAAAGTGCATGTAGCCGGCCGGATATGTGAGCACTCCGTCGACATCCTGCGGATCTCGCCGAAGCCGGTCACGAATCACATCCTTTGCCGAATTCACGCCGATGATCACCGGCCGGAAACTCGCCTTGTTTCGCGACGATGGCCGCTTCGTCGGCCATACCGGCGAGCGCGCGCCTCCGCGGGCCGATTCGCCCTTAACAGCCCAGATGCGACGTCCGAGACGCGCTTTCGCGAACTCGTAGACTTTCTGGGTATGGTGGCCGCCGGAGTCGATGCAAGCTGCCATCACCTCGAATCCATGCCCGTCGGCACGCCGCCAGATGCGCTTCAGATATGCATCGACCTTCGACCACAGTTCCGCGCTCTCCGGATCGCCCTCGATCACTGCGTGGTCGATCGACCAGCTTTCCTCGTTGCGCCCCCAACCAATCGTTTCGAGCTCGACGCGATCATCCTGCACGTCGCCGCCGACAGTGATGACGCCGACCCCGTCCGGTACCTCTGCGGCCCATACTTCGGTCCGCGCAGCGAGGCGCGTTTCACTGAGCGCCCGGTCGCCGCGATCCTCATAGGGCTCGCCGAGCACGAGGTTGATGAATGTTTGCCGCGCAAGCGGATCATCCTTGACGCGCAACCACTCCGCGACCAAGTTCGACCAGCACGCGTTCGGAAAGAGGCTGTATCCGGCCCAGATATGAAAACCGGCGTGACCAGCAAAAGGCTTCGTCGCTCGCCACTCGCCGGCCTCGACCATGTCGGGCTTGTCAGCCTCTTCGATGATGCAACCGTTGTGGCGGCATACGTAGTAGACCGATTCCGGAATTCCGTTGCCGTTCTCGTCCTTTTCCCACTTCATGCCATGCGGCGTCTCGGGCCCACCCCATTCCAACACCTGGAATTCACCGCAGTGCGGGCACGGCACGTAGTAGTGCCGCTGATCACTTTCCGCGAAACTCTTCTCGATACGGCTGAAACCCTTGACCGTCGGCGTGGAGCCGAGAACGATCTTGCGATTCCAGAACGTCTCGGACCGCTTCGTACCGAGCGCGATCTGATCGCCCTCGTTACCCGCACCATCGACCGGGTATGCGTCGACCTCGTCGAACATCACGACGCGCGACGTGATTCGCCGAAAGCCGGCCGGACTGTTCGCCCCGACTAGCGTCAGACTCGATCCGTTCCGGAACGTCTTGGCGAGGATCGTTTGATCACTGCTCTTCGCCTTCTGATCGCCTGCGATCGCGGCCAGAACGGGGGTATCGCGCAGCATCGGCGCGATTTCGGTCTTCGAGTAGCTCTCCGCGTCCTCGACGCGAGGTTGAACGACCAGGATCGGCGACGGGTCCTGGTGGATGAAGTAACCAACCCCATGGTCCATCAGCTTCGTGTAGCCGACTCGGGCCGACTTCATGACGCTGATTTTCTCGACAGACGGATCGGTCACGGCGTCCAGCATCCCGCGCTGGTATCCGAATGCGCGGAAGCGGCCCGTCTGCGCGCTCGTTTCGCGCGACAGCACCGCATATCGCTCGGCCCACTGGCTGAGCGTCAGCTTCGGAGGTGGAAGCAGGTTTTCGCGACGGGCCGCGAGGAGACCAGCATGCAGCGCCTCATACCCGCGCGCATAACGTCGCGTGCTATGTTGGGTTGCCTGCTCCGTCACGGGTTAGCTCTTCGAGTGCTTCTGTAATGACCTCCTGCAACATGTCCTGCAATTCGGCCGGCGTCTTGCACCGGTGCAGACGCGGCGCCTGTTCCGCGGGAATGGATAGCAGACGGGTTCGTACCTTCGCGTATTCCGTCCCGACGGCCTTTGCCACTTCGGACACGTCGACCACCAGACCGGAGTCCCGGTCATACTCGAGCTGAGCCTTCAACCCGAGATAGTTTTCCTTGAGGCATCGCGCCTCATCGAAATCCAGCAACTCAACATTGCCGGTCAGGATCCCTTGAGCTGCATCGTCCGCGCTCTCGCCGGACCGGAGTGTTACCTCGCTAGCCGCTTGGGTAACAGTTTTGCGCTTGTTACCCTCGGGCGGCTGGGTAACACTTTGGGTAACAGTCGGAGCGCCATCGCGACGGTACCGTTTCAGAAGCTTGTTAGACTCTTCAACGTTGACTTCATCGCCCGCAAACACAAGCCAGCCGCGCTCCTTCCACTTCGTGACCGTCTTACGGCTGACGCCATGGAGGGCTGCGAACTCGCTCTGGTTCATGGTGCGATGTGTTACCTGTTACCCAAATTTCAAAACTTCATATCTAGACGAAGATCGCGCGAGCGCAGTGCCCGCGATGTCGGAAGGGCGGGAGGGACCCGCTCAAACCGTTGGATTTTCGCAACATTTGGTGATTTTGTCTCATACGCGCAACAAATGTTCTAGAGCTTCGCCGTGGCGATCGCGCGGGCCATCGCCTTCTCGAACTCGCGGTCGAAATTTGCGTCGGCCACCTCGAAGGCGCGCTCTCCGAACTCGAGGTGTCGTTTGACCGGCGTCGCGTCGCCGAATCGGATCAGCAGCTTGAGATGGTCTGACTTATTGACGCCCCGCATCGCAACGCCGCGCTTCCCGCTGCGCTTGATCACCTTGACGTTGGTCGGCCGCTGCCAAACTCCGCCGATCGATTCACCGCTCTTCGTCTTTACCGTACCGACGAAGACATCCGGCCGCGCCTCCAGTCGCTGGAGCGCGTTCCGACTGAAGTTGCCGTACTGGTTCAGAAGCGCCTTGTCCTTCGGGTTCAGCCATGTCTTGCCCTGCCCGATCAGCTTGTGATCGCCGCCAAACTCATATGGCTCAAGGTACGCTGCCGCGATGTCCTTCACGAACACACGCGCCTCAAGATCGCTCTTGCGAGCCCCTTTCACAGCGACGGAATTGATCGTGAAGGGAGTCGGCCGATCGAACACTTCCGGCAGAGCAGCCTTTTCGGCACCTTGCGCGAGCTTCGCAGTCGCCGTGAGCGCCTGAGAAATAGCGAAAGGCAGCTGATCCTTCTGAAGGCGTGTGAGTGATTTGCTCAGCGCGCGCACGTCAGCGTCAACGCTGATTGCGAACGCCGCCGACATCATTCGCCCGGCTTGATGGCCGGATGGTTTTTCAGATCGGCCAGACGCACCGTGATGCGACGGAATTCATGCACCGCGACGTTGCCGACGATCCGAATGAGATGCTCGATCTCGGCGATGATGTCGAGCGGGTGTTCGGTCGACGCCTCCGCCACGTTTTCGCTGGCGGCGGCCGACTGCTGACTCTCATCAGCGTCAGCGGCTTCCGTCGGACTGGTCGTTTGCGAGGATTGCTCAGCGCCCTCTGCCGAGACACCCTGCTCTTGGCTGCCGTGAGCAACCGCGTTTTCGTTCAGGCCTTCCATTCGAATCTCCAATACAAAAAGCCCGCATGCGTTCGCATAGCGGGCTTTGTTTTCTCGCGACTCCGCCTCCCACTGGGAGGCGAAAGCTCACGCGCAAGGCGGAATCGGTAATCTGGGTCGAATCATAGAACAAGGTTTTCTGGTTTACAACCCCCTTCGCGAACATTTTTTATCACGGAGTGCGCCGAGAATGCCGCTATGCGCCGCGAGATCGCCGAATGCGCTTCGGCGAGCACCAGGTCAAACTTTCGGCCGCGCAATACCGCTCGATGCGTCTTGCGCATCCTCGTCTGCACCTGTTCCGGCGACATGCGAAGAACGTATGTGTACTTCAATACCCATTTCGCGACGTGATCTGGCATCGAAGACCAAGCCGCCTCCACGAGCCATCCGTCCCGCTCGATCGGCGTGACAGACGTGGGGGCCGGACTGCCATCGCGCAATGCCACATAAAGGCGCGCCCACTGCGCGCATACGCCGTCATGGAACTTCGGCGATCGCACGGTGATGCCCCAGTTGTCCAAGCGCTCTTCCACGTTCTTAAATTCGCTCATCTATTCACCCGTGCCGTAACTATCGTATTGTTGAATCTGGAAAATGCTTCTCGTCAATGCCCAGTGGCCGCTCGAAACTTCGCATAGGGGCCGCGCACGTATTGATCGAATCGGGCTTTCGCGCACGGATCGTGATCGAGCATTGCGCGAGTCTCGCCGCAGCAGCGCGCCCGGATGAACTCGGCAGCCTCGTCCGGCGTGTTGGCCGGTTGGCCGATCGAGCGCATCCATTCGAGGAATGCGGGCTCGTTCGCCCAGAGGCCGGCGAGTCGCGCGACAGGACCGCCTTTCAGGTGTTGTGTCGTGCCCATCAGACCATCACCCGGAAAGGGATGCCCCAATACAGCATCCAGTCGATGAGGGATTCACGCAGCTCGACGCCCCGTGGAAACGAAAATTCGATTTCTCCGCTGTCGACTTCGCGTCCGACGATCGGGCATTCCGGGAACGACACCAGACGATCTCCGGATGCCGCGTCGATTCGGCTCGCTGCGATCGCCTTCAGCGGCGCAGGAACCGACGACAGTTCGATGCATGCAATCTCACTCATTCGTCGCCTCTCAGGTCCATTACGCTCAAGCCGCTTTCAAGAAACCGCGCGAGAACGTCCGACTTCTTGTTTTCGAGCACGTAAGCCTTTGTGCGGAAAATCCCAGGCCCGACCCACCGAGCGTCAAACTGCGGGATATGCGTACGCCACATTTCAGGAATGAACGCATCCACCTCGACAGCTGCAATCAACTGGCGCTTCACCGTCACGACCCGAGCGATGCGGAAAACCGTTGCATCTATCGTGCGTGTCCGCTCGCTGACGATCACTCGACCCGCTCCGCGCAGCCGCGGGACCGGGCTCCTGCCGTCCGGGATCTCTACCCACAATCTCACTGGCAATTTGCCTCTCCCATCTTTCGGGCGCGCACCGGCGCCCATTCTTCGAAGGCGCGATCCCACATATCGAACTTGACCTGCTTGGGCGTGCCGACACGGTTCTGATCGATCCATGCATGGCACGGGCCGCAGCCAGGAACCGTGAATTCGTTTCTCGCCTTCATCGCGCCGGCCTTCCCGTGACGCGCCTGATTCGAATGGCACGGCACGACGGTTTCATCGATCGGATTCAGGCGACAAAGGCCGGGCACGCGCAGATAGCAGGGCTCGCGGTAGCAGGCGGCGAGATACTTCGAACCCTCGGCGACCGTCGGCCGCTTCGCGCGCCGCTTCATCGCTACCTTGCGCGGTGCCTGCTCGGGAAGCGGTGAGCTTTTACGGGACCATGAGCCTCGCGCCATCGGCACCTTGCGCGGGCCGAAACCAGAACGCTTCATGCCGGCGCTCTCCCGATTTCGATCATCGCGCGCATCGCGGGAAGAAGCGTCGCGAAACCCTCCGCCATGCGCCGATGACGCGCGACGTCAGAGTTCTTAGGGGCTTCGTAGCTATCCACTGATGGGAATGGCTTGCCGCTGAGCTTGAGCCGGGCGCCGTCCTTCATGCGGCGGCCGCGTGTGATGTACTCATCGGCGATCAGTCGACGGGTCGGGCGCCGGATTGCCTCCAAATCACGGCCCATCTTCTCTGCTAGTTGCATGACCGTTACATTCGGGTGCTCTCCGAGAGCCTCAAGAATTTGCAGCGCGATGAGGGTCATCTTCCGTTCGGCCATTTGTCAAACCTCTCACTTGATTTCGACGATCTGCAGCCCGCGTGCAGCCATCAGATGACGTTTGATGCGGTATTCCGGGGTGATGACGCCCTTGACGTCTTCGATCACCGTCTTGCCATCACGCTCGTAGACGAAGTCCGCGATATACCGGAGCGCCGGTTTTTTGCGGCCGTTGATCACCACAGGCTCCGCCAACACATATGCAACCTGGCGCTCCAGTTCGGAAATCAGGCCGGTGGCCAGCTCGCGCTGCAGAACGATCCAGCGATCCCGCTCGCGTCGGCTGTCGAAGACGATGCCGTCGTGCTCGCACCGCTGATTCCGGTACTTCGACGGCTTCGCCTTGGCTTTCGCCGAAAGCGGCGCCGGCCGACCGACGTCGAGACCGTCCGCGATCTCGTCGAAACCTGCGTCGACCTGCGGGCGGTTGCCGGTCTTGTCGTAGATCGCCTTCTGCGCGGCCGTCATTGCAGGACGCGAATCGTCGCGAATACGGGCCGTTCCGACAGTCGTCGTGCCCGCCTCGACGCGCATCGGCCAGGTGGTTCGCTTCGTCATGCCTGCTTCCCGGTCGCGTTGAAAATTGCTTCGCGCGCGATGTTGAGCTTGTGGAGCGGCACCTTTCCTGAGCGCAATTCTTCGTCGATGATCCGGCGCGCCCACTCAACATTGCCGCCCTTTGAAACGTTCCTCACCAGCTCAGCGGCATTGAGCTCGTCAAGCCGTTGGCGACCGTGCTCTCGCGTCGATTCCGATTTTTCGGGCGCCTGCAGCATCGGCACTCGGGCAGGAACCGGCAAAACGTCCGACTCGAGCACCTTCTTCAGCGCCGCTTCGAAGCGCGGCTTGATCTGGGAAAACGTAAGGCCGAGCATGTCGTGCTCGCCCACCTTCGCAGCCGCCCAGAAAATCGCCGGGTTGGACCACTCGTCCTTGCCATCGCGCCGGGCACGCATTTGCTCGATCGCCTCATACAGCGCGACGTCGACGTTGATCGGCGGCTTGCAGAGGTCAAGGAACTCACCCCACGTCGGCGGCCACTTCAGGCGCTCAGCGCCCACCAGGCCGCGGCGCACGTCAGCGAACTTCAGGCCGTTCGCGCGGATCTTGTCGGCCCACACCGATTTCATGTTTTCGATTCCGGTGTCTTTGCCGCCTTCGAGATGCCCGCTGCGCCACGAGTCGAGCAGCTTGTTGCCGAACATGCCGTGCAGTTGTCCGAAGAGCCAGTCCATGGGATCAGTCGATCCGCCGGAAGTCTGCGTCGATGGTGGCGAAGTCGTGGTCATGCGATCGTGCTCCAAGTCCGATGGATGCTGCTGCGGCTGCGCGGGCTTCGTCCCGGCTGACCTGCACCTGCGTTTCATTGCGCTGGCCCGAAAGCTTGAACAGCCCCGTCCAGCCGCGTTTGATGCTCTGTTCGATCACCTTCACGGGGTCATTGCCTTCGTTGCGAAGCAGCACGAGGTCATCCAACAGGAGTTGCTCAGCGTGCTCGGTGAACTTCCGCTTGCCGTTTCCAGCTCTGCGGAATGCGACGAACTTCCCCCAAGCTGCGGCAGGCAACCAATCCGGGAGCACGGCAGTGCTTCCGTGGTTTTGGTTAATGGACGGTTTATGGGAAGGGTTAAGGGAAGGATTACCTGCAGCTCCTGCACCCCGTGATGGAATCTCCTGCACCCCGTTCTGGAACGTGGTGCACCCCGTCGTGGAACCAGCTGCACCCCGTTCGGCATCACGACCTGCACCATGTGCACCTCGTGAATTACGGCCTGCACCATGTGCACCCCGTTTTTCTTCACGCACCGGCATCGCCAAATCGAAGCAAATCGGCCGACGATCGCCGCGTTCGATATACGCAGCGACGATGGCTTGGTTACCCTTACGGATGAGGCCGGATTGCTCGAGCAAATCGAGCTTGTTGCGCACCGATCGCTCCGACATGCCCGTATCGACCGCGAGCGTCGCCGCTGACGGGAAAGCGGCACCGCCATCGTTGTCGGCATAGTTAGCGAGGCAGAGAAGCACATGGCGCGCGAGAGAATCGGTGATCTCTTGCTGCTCGATGGCCCATGCCATTGCCTGGATGCTCATGTAGCCTGTTCCGATTGCGTGGAAGTAGTAATGGCGTCGTCGATCGTCGTCTGCCGCGGATCGACCTCCGGAGCCTGCTCGCCGTCGGCGAGGCCGAGAACCCAGCGGAGCGCTTCGGCACGCTCGCCCGTGGCCGTCTTCAGCGCCTCGGCGATGTCCTTGCGCGTGGGCTTGGCGCGCTTCACGGGCGCGGCATCGAGCACGGCACGCATCGCGCGCGACCGCTCGTGACCGGACTTCCCTTCGATGGACGCTTCGATCTCCTTGAGCTTGGCGCGTTGCTCGTCCGGCGACAGCTTCGCCAGCTTCATGGCGACGACCTGGGTGATGGTGCCGGCTTCGACAGCGTCGCGGACCGCCATGCAGCAGTCGAGCAATTTCATTGCCATGGTGACGGTTGCCTCGTTCACGCCGAACATCGCCGCCACTGCATCGAGAGCGTGGCCGACGTCGAGCGCGCGGGCCATCTTCTCGGCGCGGTTCACCCGCGAATCGCCCTGGCGGATCTCGTTCGCGCTGATCATCACGCCGACAAACGGCTTCACGCCGTCGCCGAGCACGCGTTTCGGGATCGCCGGGACCGTGATCGGCTCGTACCCTTCGGCACGCAGGCGCCGATTGAGCTCGCGAGCGTTGATGATCCGGCGACGCCCCTCGACGATCAGGAGTTCGCCCGTCTCGATGTCCTTGTAGAAGACGACCGGCGTGAACACACCGTGCGCGCGGTAGTTGCGAATTGTTTTTTCGTCCGGCGCCTGGTGGACGCGGCGGTCATACAGCGGATGCTTCGGATCGGTCACGAGCGTGAACGCGTCCGGATCCATGCTGAGCACGTTCCCCTGCCCCGATGCGCCGTACACTTCTTTTGAGCTTCTGCCCACGTTGTTCTCCTAGGCTGCCGCCTCGAGCGGCATGTGGTTTTCGCGCGATTCCGCGCTGTATTGCGCCACGAGGGCGTCGTGTTGGTCCTGCGTCATGTCGCGGGTCCAGAAATCGGGATGGCCTGGCAGCCGATCGCTGCCATCTCTACGGTGCTGGCAGTAGAAACTGCCCATGCGGTGCGGGAACCAGTAGCCAGCGCAGTCGCAGCGCGTCGAGCCGGCATTGCGTTTCATCATCCATTTATCGATGCGCCAGTCGCGCTCGCCGCAGATGCATTTCGGATAGGCTGCGTCCTCCAGGACGCCGGGTTTGTCCTGGAGCACCATGCGGCGGCCGCACTTGCGACACCGGCAATGGAACCGGTCCATATCAGGCGACCGGCAGGCCGAGCTGTTCTTGATCTTTGCCAGTAGCCTTGCACTCGCGCTTGCCGCGCTTTGCGAGGCGCCCAGCGTCAATCAGCTCGCGAGAGCGGCCGCACACGCTGGAAAGTTTGAGATTGGTCATCGCCGAAATCTCCTCGCGCGTGAGCAAGGTGTCCGGCGAATCGAAACAGTCCATCACCATCTGCTGCGTGGCCGAGAGTTTCGCCACCGAAATGGAGTGATAGCTGTCTTGCTGCGTCTCGGAGACGCGATGGCCCGTGCGGGCGCTGAAGAAATCATCCATGCGGCATCTCCTGCGGCTCGAAGCCGCTTAGGACTACGAAATCCGGATAAAAACGCTTTCCGCAGAAAACGCTTGTATCGAGATTCCTGCCGCTTACCTCAGAACCGGCCGCCGCACTCCCCGAAGCCTTCGCGCGCGCAGTGGCAGTTCACACCGACCTTGCTCATCGTCGACAGCCCGTCGAGGTACTCGCGCGAGACGACGCGCAGTTCGAGGGCGTTGAGGCCGCCGTCGATCTTCCCGATGGGAATGCCGAGCTGACCCGACAGAAACCGGCTGACCTGCGACTCATCCCATCCGAGAGCCTCGGCCACCGGGGCGCGCGAACGCGGATCCGTCAGCGCCTCGCGGAATGCCCGCTCGATGCTCGGTTTTCGGTGAAATTCAATCGTGCTCATACCAACTCCATAGAAATCAAAATTGCTTGAATGACCTTGAGGGTCGACCTGCGTAATCTGTAACCACTGACTCAACCGGATGCGAACCACCGCTATGCGAAAATCAAAGCCTCTGACCTCTTCAACCACGACACAACGGGGTTCGCATGACCGACGACCAAATCAAAAAGAACTTCGAGTACCTGACCGCGGAAATCGACATGCTCCGTGCGCGCAACGACGCTCTTTCGATTTCCCTGAAGTACGCGCTACACGCGATGCCGAACCGCGAAACCGTGTTGCATACGATCATTTCCCGGCTGCGCGATACCTCAACCCACGCCTTGTTTTCGTCGCAACCTTCCGAGGCTTACTTGACAGCTTTCGACGCCGCGGCTGGGCAAGTCGAGAAATGGCTCGAAGCTCTGCCGCCCGCTGGGCGGTAACCTCGATCCAGTCCTCTCCCGGCTCGAAAGTCAGGGCAGCGAGCGGCAACCCTAGGGATTCCGCGATTTCTCGATGGATCCCATTCGCCAAGTCAGGATCGAGTGCGGCAGGCGCGGTCACGACTCGCTCGCCCGGGAAAAGCGTCGCAACACGGCGGGGCATATCAGGTGCCCTCCTTTCGATCCGGCGTTCCGGCCGGGGGTTGGACATCATCGGAAGAATCGGGCGAATTCTCCATCGGGGTGCCGCACGTTCGCCGATGAAGTTCGACAAGACGCTGTCCCGGCTCGAATCGGAATCCGCGCTGGTTTCCAGACTTTCCACCGAGCACCTGGCTTACAGTCGACTGCGTAACACCGATAGCATCAGCAATCTCCCTTTGGGTGAGGCCGGCGTCGAGCAGCTCGCGGATCATTGATTTCCAGTTCATGCGCCAATATTAGCATCCTAATGGGCCACGTCAAGAGCAAACTAATAGAGTTTTCTAATATCCTTCGCCCATGAAAACGATCGGGTCCAGAGTCCGTCAACTCCGCATCGATGCCGAGCTCTCGCAAGAATCCCTCGCGCGAGCCGTAGGCGTTTCGCAAGGTCTCATTGCGCAAATCGAGTCAGGGAAGAATCAGGGCACTAAACATATCGCCGCATTGGCGCGCGTTCTCAACGTGTCAGTTGACTGGCTGGAAACCGGGACCGGAGACCCGTCCCGGAAGACCGTCGCCGCACAAAATGCCGCTGCCGAATCTGGCCATCCGTCCCTTTTGCAGTATCCTGTCAATACTGACAACTTTCGATCTGTGTTTGTTGTCGGGCGAGCACAAGGCGGCTTGCCGGAAAGAATTTGGACTGACGGGGACTATCCAGTGGGCGCTACGGACGAATATGCAGAAATTGCCACCAGCGACCCGCATGCCTTCCTTGCTCCGGTGGTCGGTGGATCAATGGCGCCGAGATTTAACCCCGGCGAGTTCGCCCTCGTTGAGCCCGGAACGGAGCCAGAGATCGAGGATGACGTGCTTGTACGTCTAGCCACGGGCGAAACGATGCTGAAGCGGCTGCTTTCTCGACGCGGCGGCATCCGCCTCGGAAGCTATGCGGAACAGGCGACCTATACGTACCAACCAGAAGAAATCACCTGGATGTATTATGTCGCGCACCCGGTTCCAGCCAGAAAAATCAAACAGCGCATGTAGTCTTTCAATGCTCAGGATCCGTCAGTGCATCTTCGGACTCTCGATGCTGGTCTTGGCTGGGCCCGCGGCGCCCCTTACGATCAATCAGCAGCGTGCGATGATGCGCGATGAGTTTTTCCGATATGTCGGGATGCTCGATTTGCCCATCGACGAGCGACTCGATGTTGCGCCCGGAATTACTTGCCCGAATGGCGACAATCCATCAGAGTGGGTCGTCTGCCACAATCCTGAGTTGTCTTACCTGTCCGGTGTGATGCAGGTCGGCTATCGGGCGGCTGTGGCGAATTCGGCGAATGCGGTCGCCTCCCCTCAAGCCCAAGGCAAATGGCTCGAGGCGAGAAACCGCTGCGCTCAGAATGTGCGATGCCTCGACCGAGCCTACCGTAAGCGCATCTCAGATTTCCTGAATCTCCTCCGATAGAAGCTTCTTAGAACCGCCCAGACCAAGCGGAGCATGAGGTGCGCGCAAAATAATTAGTTTCCTATTGACACGGGCGTATTAGGTTACTAATATTCAATCCAACGCAGCACAGATCGCTGCGCCACCGCCCCGGCGGATCGCTCTCTAACCCTGACGGCAGATGAACAGGTGCACCAGCACCCAGCCCTTGGCCTCGTGCGGCTGAATGTAAAAGCGCGAGAAATGGCGGCCTGATGAGCTGCTTCCGCAGTGTTTCGCGGCGCCCAGCGACGAGTGGCGAGGTAACCCGTCGCACCGTCCCCGATCCGGAGCTGGCCCGGCCAGGTGTAGCCGGACGGGGACGTAAAGCAAAGCTCTCAAGAGCGCGCATTCGGTCGCGGATTATCCGCACCCATCAACCGAGCAGCGCAGCGTGCAGCACCCCGAGTGCGCGCCCTTGAGAGTTCGACTGCTCTGATCGAATGGCATTGCGACAGTGCCATTCCTTGAGCGCAGTCAGGCGCCTCAACGCAGTTCAGACACCAATTAATTTCGGAGTGCGAATCTGTGAGCAACTTACTTGTCGGTTACGGACTGGGAATTTTCTCCGCTGCTCTCCTGCTCGTCGGCGCCTTCGATCTCAGGAAGGCGCCGACGCGCCGGCAGCGCCACTGACCAACGCAACACGAAGGGACGACGATGGACGCACACGAACGCATCGCACGAAAGACGAAGGTTTCGCCGTGGGCGCTCGGCGGTGAAGTGGTCGCGACGATCACGGATGCAAAGCGCGTCCTGCGGCGCGCGATCCGCGAAAACCGGCAGTACCTGATCCCGCAGTGCCGGTCGGTCATCGCAAAGATGCGCGCCGAGCTTGCCGTGCGCGCAGCCGCCTAACGACCGGTCCCGCTACAGGAGAAAGACCGTGGACGACTTCGGCAATTCGATCAACAACTACGCATTCCTGGTGCACGACATGATCTGGAAGCGAATCTACTTCTTCACCAGCGCCGTCAGCGGCGGTGCGCAGGTCGTACCGGCCGACAACGTGATCTGACCAACCGCTCCCGCCACGGCGGCCAATGGAGAAAGCCGTGATCTACGTTCACCTTGGATCCCCATACCACGTCCGCGAAACCGGAGCGTGGGTGCGCCAGCAAGACGCTGAGACGCGCGACGACTGTGAGGCCCGCGACTATTTCGCAGGCTACTGCTTGGATGCCCTTTTGCTCATTCCTGCAGGCTCCATGGAGCGGCTCGAGCCGCAAGACCGCGAGCCCTTTGCGGTTCCTCGATTCTCATTGCGCCCTTAATGACCGCTGTAGTTATGGCGGCCAATCACACCACACCGAGAGGTAGAAAAAATGGAAGAAACGAAAAGCGCGATCGCAGCGCCGGAAATGGCGAATGGCGAAGTATATGTCGGCCTGATCGGCGACCAGAAAGGCAACGCATACCATCTGATCCTGCTGCCCGGCGACGATGGTGAGCGGAACTGGAAGGACTCGAAGGAATGGGCAGCGTCTATCGGTGGCGATCTGCCGAGTCGCCTTGAGCAGGCGATGTTGTGGGCGAATTGTCGCAGCGAGTTCAAGCGCGACTGGTACTGGAGCAATGAGCCTGACGGAACCGGCTGGGCGTGGTCCCAGTACTTCACCAACGGCGACCAGGTCAACAACGGACAGCTCATCCGGTTGCGCGCCCGAGCCGTCCGCAGATTGTCGATTTAGTAATTCAGTCATTTAAACGGATCTGACATGAGCCAAACCGCCCGCGACCTGCTCGAGCTGCGCCGCGACCGCCCCTTTTCCGACGAGCTCCGACGCCTGGCACTCAATCTCATCGCGCCAGGCGTCGCGAGCGCGCACAGCGGCTGCTGACCTGACCACAACGAGGAAAGACCATGAATTCGACGAATAGACCGACGACTCTCTTCCCGATCATCTGGAAACGTGCGAAGCCGGCAGGCCGCCTGAAGCGCGGCGCGCGCATGGCGTTCCGCATCACCCGGAACATCCTCGCCGTCCTCGGCGCGTGCTTCGTCTACTTCCTGGTCCTCGGCTATCTCCAGTATCAGAACGAGGCCGCGAAAACCGAGGTCCAATGCGCGGTCTCGCGCTGCATGTGAGCGTATTCATGAACCAGATCAAGCACACGCCCGGGCCGTGGATGCCTCATGCGCTCTACCCGGAAATTCTCGTTTCTTCGCATGCGCCGACACTGTCGCTGCTGACGGTCGACGCTGCCGGAGCGGCCCGCTTCATCAGCCCAGACGATTGCCAGACTGCAAGCGCTGCCGTGGATATGGCCGAAGCACTTCAACTGGTGCTCCGCGCGATCCCTGCGGACGCGCTGAAGTCCAGTATCCGAATCGTCGCCGAGACTGCCCTCGTGAAGGCCGGATACCTGACCATCCAGCCGAAAGGCGATCCGCCCCGGCACATCCGAATCTGCGGGGAGAACCTGTGATGCGCATCGCCCCCAACAGGCTCGGGCCTGTAATTCACAAAAACAAGCGATCGCTTGTATTGGTCGGCGCGAGCGATAACGAGCTGCTTGCTGCCTGCGGCGAGATTCACGGCTACTTCATCAAGGGCGGTTTGTGGGCGTTCGGCAGCGGCCTCGCCGTGGCCTGCGTCTGGTTTCTCTGCGTCGCCTTCCGCGCCGGGGTCCTGACATGGTGATCCTGAAAATCTGGGCCGGCGCGTTCGCCGCCCTGATCCTGCTCCTCTGCCTTCATGTCGCTCTGCAGGAGCACGTCGAGCACCCCGCACGCACTTCGGTCATGCGGCACTGACGGAAGCTATTCCCTCTTCTTGGCGGTACCACTTTGCGGGCGTCCTTCGTGGCGCCCGCTTCTTTTCTGGAGATCCCATGCAAATCCGAATTCCCGAACTCGCCGAAGGCGAAATCTACCTCGGCGGCTTCGTCAACAAGAACGGAGACGTCACGCACACAATCCTGCTGCCCGGCGACAACGATAGCGCCACCTGGCAGGAACAGATGGACTGGGCCAAGAGCATCGGCGGCGATCTGCCGACCCGGGCGGAGCTCGTCATCGCCTACGAACAGCACCGCGACCTGTTCCAGAAGGTCGCGTACTGGTCGAACACGCCGGACGATGACCCCGAATTCGCCGGCTGGGCGTGGTACCAGTACTTCGACGACGGCATCCAGCACGACACCGGACAGCGCAGCCGGTTGCGCGCCCGAGCCGTCCGCAGATTGTCGATTTAACCCTTCGTCCATTTTCAAACGGAGCAAGCAATGACACCGACGCTTGAAGCGATCGAAGCGGAGCACAAAAGGCTCGGCGCAATGATCGACAAGATCAAGAGCCAGATGCAGTCGATCGAATACCGAGTCCATGCAGTCACGATCCCACTCGCAGCTGGAGAGCGTATCGCCGGAGCGATCCTGGACGACGACGGCGCGATCAATCACTACTTGATTCTGCTGCCCGGCGAAGCCGAATCGGTGAACTGGGCAGACGCCAAAGCGTGGGCAGCCGAACGCGATGGAGAGCTGCCTACCCGGCGCGAACAGTCTCTCCTGTTCGCCAACCTGAAATCGGAATTCGAGTCGGCCTGGTACTGGTCCTGCGAAGCGCACGAGACCGAGTCCGGCTGGGCGTGGTACCAGTACTTCTACGACGGCACCCAGGGCAGCTACGGCGGGCAGGACTGCCGGTTGCGCGCCCGAGCCGTCCGCAGATTTATTCCTTCAGTAATTTGATCATTTAATCCACCGTGGCCCTGCATACCCAACTCCCGATTTATCGGGCAGCCTACGTGCTGCTCGACGTCGTCACTGACCTGGTCAAGAACATGCCACGCGACTTCAAACGCAGCATCGGCGAGAAGATCAGCGCGGAGTGCATCGAGATCATGGTGCTGGTGTTCCGCGCCAATGTGGCGACTGACAAGTCGCCGCATATCGCGGAGCTGATCGAACGCTTGCAGGTGATCGAGTTGCTTCTCCGTCTCGGCATGGACAAGCGCCTGATCCTGAAGCCGGCATACGCTGCAGCGATCGAGCAGACGACGAGCATCGGCAAACAGGCCAACGGGTGGAAGAAGTCCGCAGACCGTCGCCCGCTCCACGGAGGTCAAGGCTTCCATGGCTGAGCGATTTATCAATCTGGTCGTGCCGCTGCCCCACAAGGGCACCGCCATGCGCAATGAGGATACCGGCCGCCAGTGTGCGGAGAGGTCCAGCGCCGTTTCTCCGCTGATCGGCGATGGCCTTCAGCAGAGCGACGTAGATAGCACGATACTTCCGGCTGGGCGTGGTACCAGAACTTCAACAACGGCAACCAGAACAACAACGAACAGAACAACCGGTTGCGCGCCCGAGCCGTCCGCAGATCGAGGGCCTGTTTCGTTCGCCGAGCTCGTCGAGGCTTATTTCGACTGCCGGCGAACGAAACGAAACAGCAATGCTGCACTTGCGTTCGAGATGCGGCTCGAGCGCAACCTGCGCAGACTGTACGACGAGCTGGCCGATGGCAGTTACACGCCCGGCCGCTCGAAATGCTTCGTCATCACGCGACCGAAGCCGCGCGAAGTCTGGGCGGCAGCGTTTCGCGATCGCATCGTGCACCACCTGCTCTACAACCGGATCGGCCCGCGCTTCGAACGGTCGTTCATCGCCGACTCGTGTGCCTGCATCAAGGGCCGCGGCACGCTGTACGCCGCGCAGCGCCTGGAAGCGAAAGTACGCTCCATCACGCAAAACTGGTCGCGGCGAACGTTTTACCTGAAGTGCGATCTCGCGAACTTCTTCGTCAGCATCGACAAACGGATCCTGCTCGAGCTACTGCTCGCGAAGATCTCCGAGCCATTTTGGCGATCGTTGACCGAGACCGTGCTGATGCACGATCCGCGAGTCGACTACGAGTACCACGGCGATCCCGCCATGATGGAGCTCGTGCCACCCCATAAACGGCTGCTCGAACAGGCACCACACCTCGGGCTGCCGATCGGGAACCTGTCGAGCCAATTCTTCGCGAACGTCTATCTCGATGTGCTCGACCAGCGTGCGAAGCATGTTCTCGGCGCGCGACACTACATCCGGTACGTCGACGATTTCGTGTTTCTCCACGAATCGCCAGCGCGGCTGAACGAGATCCTCGCCGACGTCACGGCCTTTCTGCCGGAACGGCTCGGTGCGCGGATCAACCCGCGCAAGACTATCCTGCAGCCGATCGACCGCGGCATCGACTTCGTCGGCCAGGTCATCAAGCCGTGGCGTCGAGAGACGCGGAAGCGCACGCGCAACGAAACACTTCGCCGCGTCGCGGAAACTCCAGCCGGCGACCTGATGCCAGTCGCGAACTCGTATTTCGGGCTGCTGCGCCAGGCGACGGCCAGCCATCAAGACCGTGCGCAGCTCGCGAACCGCCTCCGGTCACTCGGCAAAGCCGTTGACCGAGATCTGACCAAGACTTTCTGATTCGAGACAGCCATGACGAAGCGAAAACCCGGTTCGAATTCGCCGCCTCGCCGATTTTGGACACCGGATGAAGTTGAGAAATTGACTCGCGAGTATCCCAATCGACCCACGGAAGACCTGGCCACCGAGTTTGATTGCTCTGAGGCGCGCGTGTACGCGAAAGCGGCAGAGTTGGGGCTCTACAAGTCGGATGCATACATGGAATCGGATCGGTCCGGCCGGATTCAACGTGGCCGAAATGATCCCCGCATGGTAGCGACCCAGTTCAAACCGGGACATGTGACATGGAACTCGGGGAAGAAAGGCGTTTCTGGCACTCACCCGAACTGCCAGCGCACGCAATTCAAAAAAGGTGAGATGAGCGGGGCCGCGCAGCACAACTATGTTCCGATCGGGACACATCGCCTTAGCAAGGACGGCTACCTCGAGCGGAAGGTTACAGACGACCCGGATTTGGTTCCGGCGCGCCGATGGGTCGGCGTTCATCGTCTCGTATGGGAGGCGGCAAACGGCCCGATACCGGACGGCCATGTTGTTTGCTTTCTTCCGGGACGCCGCAGCGCCGAACTCGAAAAGATCACGCTCGATGCGCTCGAGCTCGTAAGCCGCGCTGAACTTGCGCGGCGAAACCATCCACGTTCGCGCAATCCTGAACTGGCGAAGCTGGTTCAGTTGAAAGGCGCGATCACCCGCCAGGTCAATCGAATCGCCCGTGAGGCGCAGGAGCAAGAGTCATGAGCACTATCACCGATATGCGCGAACACCTTATGCAGACCCTTGCGGCGCTTCGTGATCGCGAAAACCCGATGGACGTCGATCGGGCACGTGCTGTCGCACAAGTTGCCGGCGTCCTGGTGGACAGCGCCAAGGTCGAGGTGGACTACATCAAGGCGACGGGCGCAACCGGCGATTCGCTGTTCATCTCACCGCTCAACAGCGATCCCGAGCGCTTGCTCAATGGCACCAAGGGCGAAATCGAAAAGACACCGACCGGATTCGTGCATCGCATCCGCGGCTGACCATCTGAGGACCAGACCATGACCACCCACCCGATGCTGCAGAAAATCCCCGTCGTGCGTGACCAGGACGGCTATTTCATCCACCCGGACCTGCGCCACTTCTGGCAGGTCACGATGGACGGTGCCGAGCACTGCACGAAGGAACAATGGGCAGCGCTCGAAGCGCAGGCCGGCATCAAGACGAAGATCCACCACCTCGAGTCCGAGCCCGAAGATCATCCGGCCGTCGTGGCGTATTGGGAGCGCGGCGAAGGCGTCTCGCTCTGGAATCCAGAGCCGGAGCCCGGTTGGTGGCTGATCGAGATCGGCGACAACGAAGACGGCCCGTACGCGGTCTACGCAACCCACTCGTGAGGACATCATGACCACCGACAATAGCCGCGCTGATGCGCTGACGCCTCGTGAGCAGGCGGCGCTGCACGAACTGGAGATGCTCGGAACGCATCGCCATTTTTTGGTCCGAACGGCCGTAAGCGAAGCGTGGCCGATTATCGAACGCCTCCTCGCCGCGTCCCCTGTCGAGCAGCACGAAGCAGCGCCAGCCGATGAGCTGGGTTGGCGTGTTCGCGAGCGTCGCGCGCCGGACGGCACGCTGATCGACTGCTTCGTTGAGGCACCGACCGAAGGCGACATGCCCTATGCGATGGAAGTGCTCGGTGACGATTACACCGGTTACGGCGGAATCGAACGCAAGTACGAGCACTGCAAGATGATCGTCGGATGGGCGAACGCCAACCGGCAGCCCGAACCGCAAGTGGCGGACGAGCGGGCGGCGCTTCCGGAAATGGCACGCAAGGCATTCGCGACGGCTGGCGCAAATCGCTGGCACCTGTCCGACCCGCCGATGGCCGAGGCAATCGTCCGCGCTGTATTGGACGCCCGCGCCTCGTCGCCCAATGCGGCGGGGGCGGAAGGGTTGGACGGCCTCGCGCATGAACTGTGGGCGGCGGCGCAGATTCAACCCCGTCAATTGGAGGGTATCGAAGACGGCGTGCGCCGGATCAAAGACATCCTGTCCCGTGCCCCCGCGCAGGCGGCGGAACCGGCAGTAGTGCCGCCTTTCGGATGGGCGCAGCCCAAAGGCGGCAACTACTTCACGCGCAGCGAAATGACCGCGAAGAGGATCGGCGGACTGATTCCTGTGTACGTCGCCCCGCCCCCTCCCGCCCCGGCATCCGCTCCTGTAGGGCTGACGGAGGTGCAGCGCGAGGACGTTGACGTGGCTATCCAAGTGCTTCGGCAAGTCGAGGCGGGTGACGGCACGTTCGTCGGCCAGTGCACCGATGCGATCTCCGGTCTCGACGCCCTTCTCAAAGGTGACAAGCAATGAACGAAATCAAGGGACTTCAAATCTTCGGGGGCGACGGCCATTTTAGCGGCGCTTTCGACGACGACGGCAAACACGCGGGCCATGAGCTGCTGCCTTGTCCGTTCTGTGGCAGCACGAGGCTCGCGCTCGTCAACACGCACACGCCGTCGTATTGGATTCAATGCCTGAAATGCGATGCGGAGGCACACGGCAATATGCCGGCTGGCGGCGGCTCGCAAATTCCAGACCGCAATGATGCTGTTCGCATACACCGTGCGGCGATGCGCAGTGCCGTGCGGAAGTGGAACAAACGCACCGGAGCCAAGCATGAATAAGACGCTGACGGACCAACAGGTCCGCGATGCAATCAAGCGCGCCGAGCAGGAAATTAATCGCATGGCTCCGTTCAGTTCGATGGAAGAACGCAGGTTTGCGTTCTGTCGAGCCCTTCTCGCCACCCAGCAGCCGGAGCCGCGAGACGCCATCGCGCGCTCGAAACGAATCCTCGGCTTTGTCGACGAGTATCACGAGAACCCGACGCGCGACACACGCACCGCACTTCGCGTCGCGCTGATGGACGAGTTCCAGCCGGAGCCGCGAGACGAGGTGACGGACGCACCACGCACCGAGCGTCGCCACTGGAACCCGGTCTACAACACCGATCCAGTGCAGCGCGCGTGCACCGAACTGCCCGAAGGATGGGGCGTCAACGCGTGCATGGAGCGCGACGCGGGTTGGGTTGAAGTCTACGGGCCGAACGGCGAAGAACCAGATTTCGAAAGCGATGCAAGCCACTTCGATTGGCGGATCCACGAGGCCATCGATTTCGCGATCGAAGCAGCTGGCAAGGGAGACGCATCATGAAAATGGCCCGTGCTTCGAAAGCCGATCTCGACGCGGCGATCGACGTCTCGAACGTCATTGAGCAGCTCGAGAAAGGCTGGATGCCATACGACGACGATTCCGACAAACTCGAACGGTTCGATCGCGATGACGCCAAGCAGTGCCAGCGCGCTCTCGCTGCGATCCTCGATGCGGCCTCGACGGGAAGCCTGTTCCGTGTCACGTTCGGCATGACCGTCGTGCTCGACCCGCGCAACGAGCTGCTCGACCCAGCTGCCGACACGCTCGAGCTGCACCCGAAACTCGTTGCCGCGCGCGACCGTGTGCCGCCGGCGCCGGCCGCCGAGGCGACGGACGTCCAGTGGTGGCTCGCCGAGCTCGATCAGTACGGAAATCCGAAATTGTCGGACGGCGCACATTCGGAACGCGCTGGCGCGGACAAGGCCATGTACCTGATCAAGAGCCTCGGTCTCGACAACAAGGGAAAGCGCTGGGCCGTGGCGCGAGTGGAGTTGTCCGAGCCGCGGCCGAGCTCTGACGGCGTGAACCACGACGCAGTCTCGGCATGCCGCTCCATGGTCGACGCCGCCCGCGCAGGAGGTGCGTGATGGGCTGGTCAATCGGATACGACGACAACTGGAAGCGCGACATCGGCTACGGCGTGCCGGCCACCTGTGATCACCCGAACTGCAACGCCCGAATTGATCGAGGCTTGGCCTATGTTTGCGCGCACCAGGAGCCGTATGGCGGAGAAGAAGGATGCGGCCTGTACTTCTGCCATGACCACCTCGCCGGCGGCAAGTGCGAGCGCTGCGCGACGAAGACCGAAGATGGCCCGTATGTCGCACCGTTCGAGGCGAAGCCTGATCACCCGGACTGGATCCAGTGGAAGCTCACCGATCCGAGTTGGCAGCAATGGCGCGCCGAGAATCCTGAAGAGGTCGAGCAAATGCGAATAGCTGTCGTCGACTGCGCGGGAGGTGCGTAATGGCGAAAATCTCACCGCGCGCTGCACTGGATGTCCGCGCCCAGATGGACTTCGGAGAGAGTGAATTGCGGGCGCTCGATGCGTTGACCTGCTACGGCATCGATTCTTTCCTCGAAGTCTTCTACGCGAAGCTCGGAAAAGCATATTTGCAGCCCCACGAAGCCGGCCTGCGCGAACTGTTCAGCTCGATCAATACACAGGTGCCGACGATCCTTCGCAGGGCTGATGCTGCGCGCGAAGCATTCGAGGGGAAGAAGTCATGACCGTCTACGTCGACGACATGTACCGGCACGAGATCGGCAAGCTCGGCAGGATGAAGATGTCGCACCTCATTGCCGATACGACCGAGGAACTGCTCGCCATGGTGCGCGAGATCGGGGTCAATCCGAAATGGATTCAGCATCCGGGCACGCGCGACGAGCACTTCGACATCGCCATCAGCAAGCGTGCCGCGGCGATCGCCGCCGGCGCCATCCCGATCACCTTCCGCCAGTGCGGCGCGATGAACAAGCGGCGGAAGGTCACCGGTTCGCTCGGCTCTCTGGACGATGCCGTCGAATGGCTTGAGCGATTCATTGAAGGCCGACATGCGGCTCGCGCAGCCGCTGCATCAGCCGACAACCTCACGGAGTCCCAGTCATGAGCAGAAGTGGATATATCGACGATTACGACGAAGATGGCACCGGTGGTTTGTGGCGCGGAGCAGTCATGAGGGCCATTCGCGGGAAGCGCGGCCAGGAAGCGCTCCGGGAGATCGCGGCCGCGCTGGATGCGATGCCTATGAAAGCGCTTGCTGCTGAATCTCTGGTGACGGAGGAAGGCGAGTTCTGCACCTTGGGCGCGCTCGGGAATGCGCGCGGCATGGACATGTCGCGTATCGACCCTGATGACTGGGAGGCGGTCGCCGCTGCGTTCGGGATCGCTCCGTCGATGGTTCGCGAAATCGTGTACTGGAACGATGAGGGCACCGACTCGTACCAATGGATCGATGTCGTCATCTGCGGCCCGATGCGCCCAATGTGGCCGCATCGCGAGAACCACCACCGCACCGTTCGCGTCGACATTCCATACGAAGAAGTCGCCCAGAAAAGATGGATGCACATGCGCGAGTGGGTCGCCAACAACCTGATCGAAACGGCCGAGGTGACATCGTGAGCGAAGCGCCGAAACGCGCCGTCCAGTTCAAATTGGAGATGCAGGGCGATATGGTGGCCGACATTGCCACTGCCCTCATCAACCTTTCCGCGCGCATCGATCGTGAGCGACTGTCTCCCCATGGCGTCAGCGGCGGCGTGAATGTCGGCTACGAATACTGGTTCACTGCATCCGATCCTCCGACGCACGAGGAATACGTCGAGCGCCTGAATGACTTTCTGCGGAGCATCTCATGAAGGAGCGCCCCATCCTTTTCAGCGGCCCGATGGTGCGCGCCATCCTCGAAGACCGGAAGACCCAGACGCGCCGTATCGTGAAGTTGCCGCACAACAACTCTCTTGGGGGATGCAGGCCGACCACGATCGGCGGAGAGAATGGTGGCAAAACTGCTGCCGGCGAAACGGTGCCACTCCAGGGGGCGATCTGGCACGTCCGAACCGGCGATTTCAGGCTCAGCCCGCATGGCCAGCCCGGCGATCGCCTGTGGGTGCGCGAGACGCACGAAGTGCGCCGCATCGGCACCGAGACGTTCGAAGGCGGCCGCCCGACACGCCGCTACGCTGGCATCGCGTACCAGGCCGACGACGGCCGCGCTGAAGTCGACATCGACCTCAACACGTTCCAGGCGCTCGACGCCAAGGAATCACGCGGCTGGACGCCGTCGATCCACATGCCGCGCTGGGCGTCACGCATCACGCTCGAGATCACCGGCGTGCGCGCCGAGCGCCTGCAAAGCATCAGCAAGGCGGATGCGATCGCCGAAGGCATGGCGACGAGCCTGCGCGAGCACGACGCCTGCGTCGCGCTGCGCGACGATTACCGCGCGCTGTGGGATGGCCTCAATGCGGCCCGCGGCCATGGCTGGGATGTAAACCCCTGGGTGTGGGCGATAGAATTTCGGAGGATCAAATAATGAAAACCGCTTTCCTGTTGCTCGCCCAATACGACGGTCAAGCCGTCGTTCCGATCGACGCCGTATGTCGGGACTACTTCGCCCCACTCACGGTCGCGACGCTGCTGCGGAAGATCGGAGCCGGAGAAATCCGGCTACCGGTCGTGCGGATGGAAAAATCGCAGAAAGGCGCGAAGGGTGTCCACGTGGAAGACTTGGCAGCCTACATCGATATGCGGCGTGCCGCCGCTGTCAAAGAGTGCGATCAACTCTGCGGTCAATGCTGATCGGTCCTACGCGAGTGCTACAGGGCACTCCGCATCATCCGGCGCGGCCTTGCTAGTCAAGGCCGCCGTCACTTTACCCGGTCCAGTCGAGCATCGGCGCGACGGATACACGGCGGGGAGGAAGCGAGGACGGAACGGACATGGAATTCGGGTACAGGCCAGACGGCACGGAAACAACCCGATATTTTACCGCAATACCGGCGATGCCCGCCCGACACGCGCGCTACCCGCCGCCGAGCTCCGCGTCGACCGCCCGGCGCGCCTCGTCGAACACGCGCTCGATCACGCGCCGTTCGGTGAGCAGCATCCCGTCGACCTTGACCCGCCGCCAGTCGATCCGCACGGCATCGCCCTGCAGCACGCGATAGTGCGCGTGCTCGCCGTCCCAGACCTGCTCGGTTTTCACCTCGATCTCGAAGCCGCGGTACGGCTCGCTGAAATCGCCGAGGTCGCTGCCTCTCGGTTCCAT